CAACTCCTTCGTCGTACCCTCGTCCGTTCCCAGGCGGGGGTCCTCTGTGAATCCGTAGAAATAGGCCGGATTCACTCCGAGAGCGCGTGAGATCGCGCCGATCTCACGCGCATAGAACGGCCGCTTGCCGCGCAGCTTGTGACTCAGCGCGGTCTGGGTGATCCCCAGCTTTTTGGCCAGATCGGTCTGCGACATCTTCAGTCGCCACATCACTGCGTGGACGCGTTCACCGATGAACTCGTCATGTGCGCGCCGCTGCTCCTCTTCTGACGGTTCGAGCAGCGGATCCTGTCGTGCACCAGCGTTCTCGGTCATGAACCTAACCATACGACAGATGTGCCAGATGTGACTAGACATGTGTCGCCATTGACAATTGTGACGGACCGTCATAATCTCGCCAATCATGACGGAGCGTATTAGAGATGACGATAGCCCGGGTAGTGATCAAGTAATCACATCCGGAGATCTGGCCCGCGAGTGGGGCGTGTCACAGCGCACGATCCTGCGCTACATCACCGACGGGCGAATCCCGGCCACCCGGCTGCCCAGCGGCCGCTACCGCATCCGCCGCGCCGACGTCGCCGACGCCGTCCAGCCCACCCGCAAGGAGCCCACGCCCACCCTGCGCGAGGTGAGCGACAAGCTCGACGCACTCATCGAACGCAGCGATCGGGTCGCCTCATGAGCGCGGCCGCGCTGATCGTCCTCGCCGCGGTGCTGGCCTGGTCGCTGATCGACGTCATCCGAAAGAGGCCGTCATGAGCGCCGGGCTCATCGCGCTCGTCTCGGCGCTGGTGGTCTGGACGCTGCTCAATACCGCGATGACCTTCGCCGTGTGCCGAGGAGTCGTGGCCCTCGCGGAGCTCTGTATCGAATTAGGCGCTCAGCACCTCGAAGACCCGGCGGCCCATGCCCTGCCGCCCGGAACGGTGTCGGCCGCCGAGGCTGGGGTTGCCCCGGCGGCCGACACCGACACCACCGGCGGCGCGTCATGAGCACGGCCGATGAGCTGCGCCGCCGCGCGCGCATCGCCTGGCGCGTATCGGCGGTGTCGCTGGTGACGTGGGCGTTGTCGTGGACTGTGCTGTCGGAGGGGTGGATCCAGCCGCAGACCCACGTCCTCGGCGGGGTCCTCCTCGTCGGGGTCAGTGCGGGCGCGCTGGTGTCCGGCTGCTACTACGACTTCGCTGCCCGCAAGGCTCACCGTCGAGCCGAGCATCATCGAACGTCTCTCGCGCGTACAGGGATACGCCCGGGAGATTGGCCTGCCGCTTCCGCGTCCGAACGCGGTGAGCGACTCCAACTCCGCACGGTCGGCTCCGCTCCCGGCCCTGTGCGGACGGCGGGGCCGGGATCTCCCGCATCGCGTCCCGGCCCCGCCCCTCGACTTCGACCGATCCGCGACCGGGACGACAACCTGCGATCGGTCGGAGACGGTGCGTCGGGTGGTGTCACCCCCTCATCTGCGCTGCCCGGCGCACCCCACTCGCACAGCAGTGGGGGAGGTGAATCCGAATGCATGACCTCGAGCTCTGGGTCCGATGGCTGCTGACGCCCGCCCCACTGGTCCTGGGTGCCTTGAAGTTCCCGGCCTTGGCCTGGCCGCTGTAGAGACTCCCTCGCCGCGCGGACCGCGGCGAGGTGAGTGCGGCCCCGCAGCAGCGCACCCCGTGCCCGGCTGTGACCGCTTCGGGGCCGCACCTTCCAACCCCTCGACACACCACCGGCCGCCGAATAGCGCGGCGGCCGGATCGATGACAAATCACCTTCGATAACGCGAGCACCAAGGATCTTAGATGACCACCAGCATCATCCACCAGCACACCGCCGCCGACGACGCGATGGCGCGGTTGTTGTTCGTCACCACGGTCTGTGACCCCGACGACCCCACCCCGCCCTGGGACGACCTCGACGACAGCGACCAGCAGCGGTGGTGCGACAAGGCCGACGCCCTCCGCGCGCACATGGAAGCCGAGGGATGGACACCGCCCAAGACCTACACCCCGACCCGCTGGCACTCCGCGCTCGACATCCCCGACCGCGCCCACTTCCGTCCGGTCGGTGACACGCGCGTGTTCCGGCGCTTCGGCGACACCGCCCGCGAGGTCGCGCCGGTGCCCGGCGCGGTCACCTACATGCTCACCGGTCTCGACACCGACTTCGGCGTGCGCGGCTACGTGGCGGTGAAGCGGTGACGAGTATCGACGCCCTGCGGCTGATGCACTACCGGACGGAGCCTCTGACCTTCGACCCGTCGCATACCTACACGCAGCGCCCGCGATCGACCTACGGAAAGCCGGTGGGGCTCTGGGTCTCCGTCGAGGGCGACGACGACTGGCCCACCTGGTGCCGGAACGAGGACTTCCGGCTCGATGCCCTAGCGGTAGCGCACGAGGTGCGGTTGCGGGCATCGGCCGATATCCGGCTCGTGTCCTCGGTCGAGGAGATCGACCGCTTCCATGACGCGTTCGCCGCCCCCACCGATTTCGATCTCCACTACGGCAACGGACCGGATGAGTGGGGGATCGACTGGCCGACCGTCGTGCAGCGCTACGACGGCATCGTCATCGCCCCGTACCTGTGGGAGCGGCGGCTCGGCAGCAAGTGCGATTGGTACTACACGTGGGATTGCGCGTCGGGCTGCATCTGGAACCTGCACGCCATCGAGTCGGTGACGGTGACCGCCGAGGCGGTGAAGCGGTGAGCGAGCGCTACGAGATCGCGGGTCTCGGCACGGTGACCCTCCTCAGCGATGGCGAGCACTGGGGAGTCCGGATGCCCGACGGCACGGTCCGGGGCCTGTACACCGACGTGAACCAGGTGCTCGGCCAGTTCCAGACTCACCTGATCGCGGCCAGCCAGTGCGGCATGCGCGCCGAGTTCCTCCTCGGTGCGCGGGTTGTGCGGCATCGGCGCCTGTACATGATGACCGACTGGGTCGACGACGACGAAGCCAACGAGCTGGTCGGTGAGTTGTTCCCCCTGGTCGAGCAGCCCGACCCACCACTGTTCGGTCCTGGCGAGCCGGAGTCTGAGGACGGGGGCGACCGGTGATGACGATCGGTGAGGTCCGTGAGCTGGCCTCGATCGCGCGGCACCGCGGTGACCATCGTGTCGCCGAGCTGCTGCACCGCGAAGCCGCCGCCCGCGTCGAGGCCGCGGTGCGGCAGCGCACCGACGGCACCGGCGTGTGGTGGCCCTCGACCACCGAGATCCCCGTCGGCGTCGAGTTCACCGCAGTCTCCCCGCATTGCGATGTGACCTGGCGGCGCGAGCCGAAGGGCTGCCGGGCGCTGCCGCCGGTGGGCACCGACCGCGTTTATGCCGACTGGCTCATCGACCAGGCGTGGTCCCGCGAGGGCTACGGATTCATCCCGGCCTCTGTCACCTCGACACAGATTGCGAGGCAACACCAGTGAGCAACATCTTTCTGACCCTGCGTGCGCCGTCGGCGTTGTCGGTCCGCTACGACGCGCCGCCGCCCGGCCGCCCGCATGAGGGGGCGGTGAGTTTGGCGATGCCCGACGGTGGGCTGTTCGCGATCTTCTCTCACCCGGACGAGTCCGAGCAGATCGCTCGCGAGTTGCTCGCGCAGACCGAGAAATGGCGGGAGGCGATCGACGGGCCGAACGGCCCGGACACCGGCCGTCACGCGCACATCGTGGTCGACGGCACCGAGACTGCCGAGCTGCCGGTCTACACCGACGACGAGCCCGCTTATCCGGACCCGGCCGCGTTGCAGGCCCAGGCCGCCGCCGAGATGGAAGCGGCTGGGTCATGACGAGTTTCCCGTTGCCGGTCACGCTGCACTGCCAGTGCCGCGAACACCACGAGGGTGTGCCGCGGCCGGACGCGCAGGTGAGGCTGAACTTCCACGGCTGCCGACAGGTCGCCTACTGCCGGGCGTGCGCACGGGGCCTGCTCGACCTGCTGACCGAGGCGGTCGCCGCCGACGGCGTCCTCCAGTGCGGCAGCTGCGGGCATGCATCCATCGTCGTCGCCGACTTCGTCGCCGAGGGGGCGCTGTGAGCGCGGGCGGCGTGGCGATCGAGCCGGGGTCGCCGGAATGGTTGCGGGTGATCACCCCGAGCAAGGTCGCCGCGATCCTCGGCGTCTCACGCTGGGAGAGCCCGTATCGGTTGTGGCACAGGATGAAAGGGCTCGTCGACCCCGAGCCCCCGGCCGACCGGTTCGACGTCGGCCACGCGATGGAGTTCGCGTTGGCCGAGCTGTGGCGCATCCAGCACCCCGGCTGGCAGCTCTCACCCCGCCCGGTGCAGCTGCACCGGCAGCTGGCGGGGTTCGACACCTTGGCCACGCTGGACCGGCGGGCACGGCGCGGGAAGTGGCGGCGCTGCGTGGAGTTCAAGACCGCGCGGCGGTGGGAGGAGTGGGGCGACTTCGGCTCCGATGAGGCACCGGCCGACTACATCGCGCAAACCCAGTGGCAGATGCACGTCACCGGCTACACCGACGAGCCCGCGCAGCTGCTGGTGATGGGGCCGTACTTCGCCCACCACACCTACGAGATCCCCTACGACCGCGAACTGTGCGAGGCGATCGAGGAACGCTGCCGCGTCTTCCATGCCTCCCTGGCGTCGGATACGCCGCCGCCGCTGGACGATTCGGTCGCCACCTACGAGTGCGTGCGTGCCCTGCACCCGAACATCGACGACACCGTCGTCGTCGGCCTGGACCCCGAGCTGGCCGCCGATTTCCTGATCGCCGACCGCGCCCACAAGGCCGCCGAGAAAACGCTGCGCGGGCTGAAATCCCGGGTGCTCGACGCCATGGGCGACGCGGCCACCGCGACCGCGTTCGAACTTCCCGTCGCCGCGCGGCGCCGCGGCCGCGGCAGTGCGGTCGCTCTCTACCCCGACACCAAGACCGACCCTCTTCAGCTGAAGGAGCTGATCACCGTATGACGAGCACCGACATCGCGATCCGCGGCGAGAACGTCAGCACCGCGCTCACCATCCGCCCGGATCAGGACGAGTTCACCTCGATCCAGCTGGCCGCGCTGCGCTCGTTGGGTATCGAGGACGCGCCTGAGGGTGAGATCCGCCTGTTCTTCCACGTGTGCAAGGCCACCGGCCTGGACCCGTTCCGCAAGCAGATCTACATGATCGGCCGCAAAACCAAGGTCTCGCACTGGGATCGGCGCGAGCGGAAGAACGTCGACGACTGGGTGATGAAGTACACCATCCAGACCGGTATCGACGGGTTCCGCAAGAACGGTCGCGACGCCGCCAAGCGCACCGGTGACGCGATCCGGCTCGATGGCCCGTACTGGCAGGGCCCCGACGGCGGCGGCTGGCAAGACGTGTGGCTGGCGAACAGCCCTCCGGCGGCGGCGAAGTTCACGATCTTCCGCGACGGGGAGCCGTTCACCGGTATCGCCATGTACCGCGAGTTCATGCAGACCGCGCCGGGCAACTCGGGGAACCCGAACTCGATGTGGGCGAAGATGCCTGCCAACCAGCTGGCGAAATGCGCTGAAGCCCAAGCGTGGCGGCGCGCCTATCCCGATGACTTCTCCGGCGTGGTGCTCGAGGACGCCGTGCAGGTGATCGACGCCGAACCCGTCGACGCCAAGCCGACCGCGAAACGCAAGCCCGGCAAGGGCGTGGCCGGCCTGCGCGACCAGCTCGGCGTCACCACCGCGCCGACACCCACCCCGGAACCAGAGCCGGAAGTCGTCGAGCCGCACGCCGATGCCTCGGATTCGAGCGCGAAACCGGAACCCGCCGAGGTTATCGAGGACGACGAGCGTGGGCCGCGGCTGCGGAAGCTGACCGCGATCCTCGCCGGGAAGGGCCTGCGCGACGAGCAGCCGCGCCTTGCGCTGGCCGGGCACATCCTCGGCCGCGACCTCTCCAGCCTCGACGAGCTCACCACCGACGACATCGAGGCGCTGCTGCCCGCCGTCACCGCCATGACCACCGACGACGCCCGCGCGATCGTCACCGACCAGGAGGAAACCCGTTGAGTATCAACCACATCGAGCGCGCCGAATGGAATCTCGTCCAGGCCGACAGGCACCCGGCCGGATCGGATGCCTCCACCGAGCACACCGCACGCGCGATGGTGCACGGCCTCGTCGCAGTGGCGAAGAGTCTGCAACCCCGTTCGGTCGACATCTCGACCTCCATCGGCCGCCACGACGCGGAGGAGGAGCCGTCGTGCCGGGCGTAGGTTGGCGGTTCGATGCCCGGTCCGAGGACCAGGTGCGCGAGGTCGTGGCGCTGCTGCTTCAGGTCGGGATCGATGTGCGGTTCAACGGGCGCGTGCGCCCCAACACCGACGGCGGTTTCCGCGCCTACGGGCGGATCGAGTACGACCGTGCACAGTCGGTCGCGTCGCCGGGGAGTGACGGATGAGTGCGCGGCCGCGCACGGCCGGTGGTGCTGTCGTGGTCGGGCCTTGGCCCGGCAGCACCACCGCGCTGCGGCGGCCGACAAGGGTTGCGCGGCGGCCGATCCCGCACCACTACTACGCGGATAAGTGGGGCACGCGGGTGCTCATGGACTGCCGTGAGTGCCGGGCTCCGTTCGCGCCCGAGGTTGAGGTGCCACGCGACCGGTTGTGCGCGCGCTGCCGCCAGGAGCGCCACGATGCCGCGCCGCCGCTGATCGAGATCTGCGAGCTGTCGGGGGGCGGTGGTGTCGATGGGTGAGGTGTTGCCGGACGGGACGCCTACGCGGCTCGCTGTGGCATGCAAGCGCTGTGGCGGCTGGTTGGTGTCGACGGAGTCGATTCTGCGGCGGCTGGGGCCGGTGTGTGCCCGGCACGCGCGGGTGGCTGCGCGTGGCTCGGAGGATGTCCCGCTGTTCGAGATCGAGGGGGTGAGCTGATGTCGGCGCTAGGTGTGTGGAGAGGTGCAGTGTATGGGGCTCAGTGGCGCGCCCGGAATGGTCGGTACTCCTGTGCCCGTCGGCACCAGGGATTGGCAGCAGGTGATCAACCGGTTGCCGAAATCGGTGCTGATGCCGACCGACAAGCATGTGGCGCGGCTGATGGCCCAGTTCTCCGATCCCGATGGGACGCGCATATTTCCGGGCGTGAAGCTTTTGGCTCGATGTATGGGTGTGAGTTCGCGGACGGTCATTCGGTCTCTGGAAGTTTTGCGGGATGCGGGTTTGTTGATTCTTGTGCGGCATGGGAATACGCGCGGGGATGCCGACGAGTACCGGCTATCGGTGCCGCAGAACATTGTGGAGTTGTTGGCGTTGCCGGATGCGTTGGCGCCGAATCTGCATGTGAATTCGTGTCCGGCGGCGCGGGTGTCGCTCGGGGCGTATGTGACATCGGTGTCACCTGCGGGCGTGATGGAGACCCGCGAGTGTGCCTGTGGATAACTCGCTCGTACGTGACACGGATGTCACCTACGGCGGCGGCGGCGCGAAGTCCGTAGGTGACATGGGTGTCCGTCGTAGGTGACATGGGTGTCCGTCGTAGGTGACATGGGTGTCACCCCACCTACCAATACCTACCACTACCAACCACTACACGTACCCGGCTGTGTACGTAACTCACGACCGCGCGAGCGCGTGGATACCCGTGACCGTTCGTCACGCGAACAAGTCGCGGTAGCTCGGGAATTGCGTGCAGCGAAATAAATGAATCGACTCCGCAACTTGGCTCGTATGGAATTCGAAACAGATTTCCCTATAAGCGAATAGCTGAATTCCGGAGGAGGCGAGGAGATGGGACAGCTCGACCGCATCGGACAACCGCTCGACGAAACCGATCCCTACGCGTGGCCCGGCAAGAAATGCGACAACCCGCGCTGCCGCCGCCCCGGATGGATCGGCTACGACAACGAGCTCCGCCCCATTCCCTGCCGCATCTGCAAAGAACACCTCACGAAAACGCTTATCACCAACGACTTTTCCGAACGCATCCCCAGCTACCAAGCACAGGACGCGATCAACCGCTACGACACGAAGGAACCCTGAATGCCCTGGCTGCTCACCATCTCCGCCATCCTGGCCGCGGTCGCCACCCTGGTCCTCGTCGCCGCCCGACGCCTCCCCACCGACAACGCTTCCGACGCCGAGGACCGCGCCGTCGCCTTCGCGGTCGGCGTCATCGCCGCCGCCCTCGCCGCGATCCTGTTCGGCCTGTCCTGCGTGACGATCGTGTCCACCCGCAACGTCGGCATCGTCACCTCGTTCGGCAAACCCGTCGGCACCAAGTCCAACGGCCTCAACGTGAAATGGCCCTGGCAGAAAGTGCCCGAGCTCAACGGCACCATCCGCACCGACAACCAGGTCGGCGGCTGGCGCGAGGGCACATGCGACGGCGCCACCGCGGTCCGGCTCGCGAACAACTCCACCGCCTGCGTGGACAACACCATCCGCTGGCGCATCGTCCCCGCCGCCGGCGACGACCTGTTCCGCGACTACCAGAACGACGACAACATCCGCGACAGCCTGGTCACCCGCGAGCTCAACGCCACCCTGAACGCGGTCTTCGCCGACTACAACCCGCTCGACCCGAAAGCGGTCGGTGGCCCCGACCTCAGCCAGCTGTCCGAGGAAGTGACCCGCGTGCTGCGGGAGAAGATCCGCGACCAGATCGAGGTCCAGAACGTGATCATCTCGATCGTCCACTTCGACGGGCAAACCCAGGACAAGATCAACGCCTACCAGGCGCAGATCGCCAACACCCGCATCGCCGAGGAATCCCAGCGCACCGCCGCCGCCCAGGCCGAAGCCAACCGCATCCTCGCCTCCTCGGTGTCCAACGACCCCAACGTCCTCGTCGCCCGCTGCCTGGACCTCCTCGCCTCCGGCAAGCCCCTGCCCACCGGCTTCCAATGCTGGCCCGGAAACGGTGTGCCCCTGTCCATCCCGGCCCGATGACCACCCCCGACCACCGTCGCATTCCCGCAGCAGGAGACGAACGCATGATCCACACCTACAGCGACAACACCATCCACGACGCCCTCTCAGCCCTGCACCGAGCCCTCGTCGACCACGCGGCCAAGCACTACGGCGACGACGAACGGTGGGTGGCCGGCTACAGCGAAGGCGTCGAACACGCACTCGCCACCCTGCTGGGCTCGGGCGAGACCGCGAAACGGTTCGTCAGCGCACTGCTGTTCGAGCACCTTTGCTTGCGCGTGACCACCGAATTCGGCGTCCCCCTCAGGAACGGCGGCGTGGACCTCGTCGCCACCGAGGACGAAGCCCGCAGACGCGCCGCTGCGAGGGGCACCACCGCCATGTTCCGGTACATCCCCGTCCAATCCGAGTTCACGCCGCTGCCCGACCGGACCGAGGGCGGCGATGCCTGACCGCCTCGAGTACGGGTGTCGCTGGTTGAGCGGCAGCGGCGAAATCGCTATCGCGAAAGGCGATTCCAGCGACCCGCGCGAGGTCCAGGAATTCGTCGACGCCATGCGCGAAGTCCAACGCCGCGGCGGCCGCGTCCCGGACGCGCACCTCATCGCCCGCCGCCTCGACACCGACGGCTTCCCCATCGACGACTGGCACGCCGTCCGCCCACCGGAGACCACCAATGCCTGAACCCGCGAAACAGTCCGTCCCCCACCTCGCCATCACGGCCAGAATCACCGGCCCCGCGGCCCGCTATTGGCTGCTCTGCCAGCACGACGGCGACGACCACTGCTGCGCCGAGGACCTGATCGACGAGGGCTGGCGGCCACCCCCGCGACGCATCGAAACGAGCGAACAACTCGACACGCTCGACTTCCCCTGCGTCATCCGCGAGATCCCCGACGACCCGCTCGAGTTCTACCCCCAGATCTGGGAGATGGCATTCCAGGTCGGCTGGTGCCGAGCAGGCCGCCTGTTCGACGAAAACGATTGCACCCCAACACTGCCCATCGAAGTGCTGCACGAAGGAGAACGCGCGTGACCAGAGCCCTGTCCACCCTGATCGCCGCCCTCGCCACCGCGATCACCCTGATCTGCACAGCCGCTCCCGCCCACGCCGCCACCGTCAGCGACAACTTCAACCGCCCCGGCCCCGACCTCGGTCCCACCTGGATCACGCACGGCGGCGGCACCCTCCACCTCGACAGCGGTCAGCTCTCCGCTGTCGGCACGCCCAGCGAACCGGTGTCGATGGCGTTCCACACCACCCCCGCCGCCAGCTCCACTCAGGAAGTCTCCGCGGTCATCCGCTGGAACGGCCGCAACCCGGAGCATTCCGCCATGTCGATCGCCCTGCGTGCCGCCCCCGGCTCGCAGCATGCGGGTGTGCACTTCTGGTTCACCCGCACCTTCATGGGTATCGCCCTACTGGACTGGGACGGAACGACATTCACGCCCGCGACCGGCACCCTGGCCTACACCCGCATCACGTTCCCGTGGCCTGACGGCACACGAATCACGTTGCGCGCCAACGGCACCAACTACGCCGCGTATGTGTCCACGATGCCGTGGATGCCGCTCCTGTGGGGCAACTTCACCACCGCGCAGGTGCCGCTCACCAACCTCTACGGCGGTGTGCACGGGCAAGACGATTCCAAGGTGCCCGGCGGCGGCGAGCCCCCCGCGAATCTGGACTACTTCACGTTCGGGCCGGTGGCGGCGGTCGGGGTGAGCGCACCGCTCACGCCCCGCCAGCACGGCGGCCAGCCGTGCGTAGGCGGCCGCGCAGTCCTCGCCAGCTGGAACGGAGAGCAGCCGTGAGCAACGAATGGGACCTGCTCTGTCGCACCTGCGACGACAGGCTGCGACTGGAATGGAACAACGGCGGCGACCAGATCCAGGCGCTGATACCCCACATGGTCGCACTCGCGAAAATCGCAGAGCCCGAACAGATTCTCGCCGCAAGGTGTTTCGAGTTCGACGGGCTGCCACGCAACATCACGTGCTTCGCGCAACTGCACCACGACCACGATCTGATCGCCATCGACGAGTACGGAAGCTTGTACGGCGACTGCACGAACTACTATTCGTGCTCCTGCTGCGGGCAGCGACTGCACTGCCGACTCCCCACCGGCCACGATGGCGAGTGTCGAGATCCGAACCGCGACCAGGTCAGTGCACGCATCACCGAACTCGAGCAGGCACTCGCCGACTGCGCGCCACGCGCCCAGGCCGAACTCGAGACCGCGTGGCAGCGATACGACCAGTTGACCCTGGCCTACGAACAGCAGGTCCTAGAGCTGAACGCGGCACAGAAACGCATCGACGATCTCGAAAGCCAGCTGGCCGACGCGAAGACGAAGACCCAGCGGTGCCAAGCGACGATGAACGCCGAGATGATGTACGGCGTCGACAAGCGCGCGGTGTGGTGCCAGCTCCCGCATGGGCACGACGGAATGCATTTCGGCGAACTGCCACAACTCGTGGCAGCCGACGAAGAACAGCGCGCCACGCCCGACCCGATGCGATTCCACTGGTCCGCCAGCCCCTCGTCGGTACCGATCGACGACCCCCGCAACCGGTCCAGGACGCCAGACAGCGGTCCCGGCGGCGATGCCCGACAGCAGCTCGACAAACTGCTGACCCGGAACATCGACTACTGGGACCATGACCACGACGACGCCATCGACGCCATCCTCGCGAAGGGCTGGCGGCCGCCGCCCCGCCGGATCGAGGCCCTGGACGAACTCCTTGCCCTGCCGGACCTCAGCATCCTCGAACTGCGCGGCGGCTGGGTCGTGCGACTCGACGCCGCCAAGGGTGATCACCGCGCGGTCCGCATGACCGGCATGGACGGACTACGCGGGATCGACGAGAGCCATCTCCCCGGGCTCGTGCTGTGGGAACCACAGGACGCAGCCCACCAAGACCGGAAGGGGATCGACCTTGACGGATAACACGATCCGCGATCAGCTCCGCGACGCCACAGACATCGCCCTGGCAGGGCTGTTCGCGAACTGGGACATCACCACCGGACTGCCTGGCCCGAGCGTGGTAGCCGTCCACCTCGGCGATGCCCTGGCCGCGGCGGGGTGGCGTCCGCCCGTCCGGGTGATCGAGACCGCCACCGAACTCGATGCGTTGCCTGGCCGGTCCATCGTCATCGCGCAGAACGAGCCGTACCCCGAGGCGTGGCAGCTCACCTCGCACGACCTCTACCCGGGTTCGGGCGCGAACTGGGGTAGCCCGTGGGTTGATGAGCGTCTGTCCTCAAACCAGCTGATTTGGCGCTTCGGCACTGTCGCCGTGCTGTGGGAGCCGAAGGAGAAGCAATGACCACGACCGAGAACCTGACCCTCCGCCAGCTGATCGCGTCCGTGCTGGACGAGACGAACCTGTCCGACCCGCGTGAAGTCGCCGAGAAGACGGCCGCGTTGATCCCGCCGGAACAGCAACTCCAGATCCTGACCGACGTCCTGGTCGGGCGCGTTCGCGAAATGATGGCGGAACGCCGCAACGCCGCACTGTCGAACGCGTTCAAACCGCGGCCGCACGAACCAGTAACCGGCGGCTCGATCCAGGTGTCGCCGAAGTGCCCGCCGCGGCGGCCGTCGGGGCGTTCGGCGAAGGTCGATCAGATCCGCGACTGGTGGGCGGACCTGCTCGCCTCCAGTATCCATGTGGGTGATCAGCGGTGGATGCCGTTGGGGCAGTGCGGTATCGACGAGCTGTTGTTCGCGGAGCAGACCCGCCGCGACAAGGCCGCCAAGGAGGTGGCGCGCGCGAAGCAGTACATGCGGTTGCGGGAACTGCTCGACAAGTACGAGGTCGCGACCGTCGCCGAGCTGCCCGCTGACGCGGCGAAGGCAGCATGGTCATGACCGCCGCCCCGCCGCCCGTTCTTCCCGTCGGCCACAGGACCATCGCTGCCCAATGTGGATGCGCCGACGGGGACCTTCTTGCCACCGCCATTGGCGAATCGAATGCCCATGCACCCAGCGCGGTGGCACCCAATCTCAGCAACAGCCAGGACATGGTCGGACCCCAAAGGAAACCCGCTGTTGCTGAACCCTCTCCCGCCGACGGTCAAGGACACAGCGCTGCCCAATCCGCCTGCGCCGTCGGCGGGTTCCTCCGAGACCCCGTGCTCGGTGTCCTGGCCGATGTGGTCGATGACCTGGAGACGGTGCGGATCGCCAACGCCAACCGTGTCCGGCAGCTCACCCGCACCGCCGCCGACAAGGACGGTGAGGAGCGCGGATTCGGCCTGACCGCCGACCATCCCGAGGTCGCCAAACTCATGGCGACCGTGCGGGCGCTGGAGGCCGCCGAGCACGACGCGATCCTGAACCTGCAACGCGCACTGCGCAAGCACCCCCTCGCGGCATTCCAGAAGCGGCACAAAGGCGTCGGCGAGAAACAGCTCGCTCGCCTGCTGGCCGTGATCGGCGACCCGTATTGGAACGACCTGTACGAGCGCCCGCGCACTGTGTCCGAGCTGTGGGCGTACTGCGGCCTGCACGTCGTCAAGACTTCCGGCGGCCAGGGATCTCGCGAGCCCCAAAGTATCGGCGCCGCCGGAGCCCCACCCCACACCGGGGGCCAACACCTTTTCGGTACCCAGGTGGTGCACGCCCCCGGTGTGGCCCCCAAGCGGCAGCGCGGCCAGCAAGCGAACTGGTCGGAGATCGCCCGCAAACGCGTGTGGGTGATCGCCTCCGCGATGCCGAAATTCCCCGGCGGCCACTACGAACAGGTCTACCGGACAGCGCGCGAGAAGTACGCCGACGCAACACATCCCGTGGACTGCGTGCGCTGCGGCCCCGCGGGCAAGCCCGCGCCCGCCGGGAGTCCGCTCTCGGACGGGCACAAGCATGCCCGCGCGATCCGCATCACCGCCAAGGAGATCCTGAAAGACCTGTGGATCGAGGCGCGAACTGCACCAGGCCGACATGGACACACGTGAGGAGGGAGGCCGCGATGGCGAGCATTAAGCGCAGGCCCACCAACGATCCGGGAGAAGCGTCGGCCTGCGAGAGCACCACCACGGTCGCCGGGTTCGCCTGCCCGGACGGTGAGATCCGATGCGACCGCACCGATGAACACACCGACCACTTCAACCGATCACACTGTCGCACCGGACATTGGTGGATCACCTTGAGTCCACAGGAGGCATACGAGGCTCGCTGTGCCGAGCTGCGCGCCATACGGGACGAGGCTCGGCTCGCCTACGAACAGGCGCTCGTGACATGGCAACAGGCCGCGATCGACCTCATCGATTTCCAGAACACGCAGATCCAGCAACACATCCACGGCATGCGTGAGGAGGTGGGCGGTGAGTAACCGTGTCGATGTCGCTGTCCTGCGCGCCGCGCTCGACGTCGCCCGCCAAGCCCGCGGCCTTTCCTGGCGAGAACTCGCCGCCCAGGCCGGAGTGTCCGCCTCCACCCTGACCCGGCTCAGCAAAGGCCACCGGCCCGACGTCGACGGATTCGCCGCCCTCGTCCAATGGATCGGCGTACCCGCTGAACGATTCATGCCCGGAAGCCCCGACCAGCAGACACCCGAGCTGGAGGTCCGCATCGGGCTGGCCCTGGCCGCAGAACCCGGGCTGTCCACGCGGGACCGCCAGTTCCTGCACGAGGTACTGGCCGCCGCGATCAAACGCATCCGAGCACGAGAGGAGCGTGACGGTGACTGAGCGCCAGGGCGCATGCCCGTTCTGCGACCGGATCGAGCGGGGTGAGTACGAGGAACAGTTCAGCGCCTGGGCGGTGCGGTTCGAGCCCCTGAACCCGGTCGTTCCCGGCCATCAGCTGATCGTCCCGGACTGGCACGCCGAACATCCCGACCACATGGCCGTGCGTGCCGCCATGAACTACGCCGCCGTGTACGCCGCTCGCCAAGGCGGCGACTTCAACCTGATCACCTCGTCGGGACCTGCTGCGACACAAACGATCCCGCACATCCACGTCCACTACGTACCCCGCCGCAAGGGCGACGGCCTGCACCTGCCGTGGACCGGGCAACGAGAACGCACGACCACCTGCGGCCCGCGCACAGCGTGTGCGGTGCCCGGCTGCCCGGAACACGGCACGCCTCGATGACCTGTTCGTGGTGCGTCAACCCGGTTGGGTTATAGCCGGTAAGCGCCCCAAGGAGCGCCAACTCCGCAAGCCCGTACCTATCGCGGGTGGTCACGCTGCGCACCACGAACCCCCAGGCCGGGCGGGAGCAATCGGGACTCCCGCCCGGCCACCCCGCACACCCATCACCGAAAGGCACTGAAACTCATGGGAATCTTCAACCGCAAGGACAACCAGACCACCGCGGAGATCGCCGCCGAGCACGCCACCACACCCCGCACCATCACCCTCACCAAGGGCACCGGCCCCGCCGTCGCCCGCGACGTCGTCGAATACGCGGGCGTCGACCTGGTCAAGAAATTCGACAAGGCCGGAGTCTCCCTGTCCAAGGCCGGACTCGACGGCATCCGCGCCGAAGCCGTCATGATCCTCGACCACTCCGGCAGCATGCGCCGCGGCTACACCGGCGGCATGGTGCAAACCCTCGTCGACCGCGCCCTCGCCTTCGCCCTCCAGATCGACGGCGACGGCAAGATCCCCGTCATCCCGTTCGACTCCCAACTGTGGCCGACCGTCGAGGTCCGCCTCGACAGCTACCAGGGCGTGGTCGACCGTGAGATCTTCCGACCGAACCAGATGGGCGGCACCACGCTCGCGCCCGCACTGCGCGTCGTGCTCGACATGGCACGCGAAGCGACCGCGCCGATCTACCTGGTCATCGTCACCGACGACGACCCGCACGACCGCGACGCCGTCACCGCCGTACTGCGAGAGCTGAAGCGGTACGCGGTGTTCGTGAAGGTCCTCACGTTGGTGCCCGCCCCGTTCTGGGACCGCCTCGACCGGCAGGCCGTGCCGGGCCTGGTCGACAACCTCAACGCCCAACGGGTCACCGACCCGACCGCGATGAGCGACCTAGCGTTCGCCGACGTCATGGTCGACGAATGGCGCACCTGGGTCGACGCCGCCACCACCGCGGGCATCCTGCGATGAATCTCGGAATCGTCGCGGCAGCCGACATGTGCGAGGTCGCTACCGCCACACAGGAACACGCCGTAACCTGGCCCGAAGTCGCAGTCGCCGCGCTCATCCTCGTTTTCGCGGCATGGATTGGGTGGCTGCTCTTCGGGCGTTGACGCTCGCCGTCTGGATGAGCAGGAGCGTTGGGCGCACCGAAGTCCGCGCCGCGGATTCGTTTGTCAGCCCATGGCCTGGATAGGTCCCGGCCCGAAAAGATGATCACGCAGCCGAGGAGATCCGGACCGGGCGATGTCGACTATGTTCGCGGCCTCGCGACCGGTGAGCCCGAACTCATCGGCCAGTTCCTTCGGCACGGTGGGCTCGGCTCCGACCAGTTCGACGAACAATCGGTTGCGCTCTTGCTTCGCCGCGTGGACATCGCCGCTGGCGCGCTTGTATCGCGCCGACCTGGCCGGTGCGCGCCCGCCGCCGTTGATCGTCTTGGTCTCACCCGTCGCGAGTAGCCGCGTCTCGGCACGGTGGATCTTTGCCAGAGCTTCGGCAATGCGTGGGTCACTCACATGTTCACGATATCGCGCGCGTCGAGCAGCTCGTCGAGGTCGCGCACCGCACTGCTGCCCGACCACGGAGCCAGCCCGTGACGTGCGGTCACCACCGCCGCGGCCAGGCGGGGAGAGCGGTTCTGCCGGGTGAGGTCAGCGGCCGCGCCGATCACCCCGGCGGCCTCCTCGATCTCGTCCATCTGCCGCAGCGGGGTGGCGATCTCGAGCATGGTCATCGCCCGGTCACGGATATAGCTGCTGCCCATCAGCTCGACCGCGCGCCGCGACGCGGCCGCCGCCGCCACGCTGTCACCGAGGTTGGCCAGCACGTTGCCGCGATAGGACTCGAGCAGGCCAGGGCCGACGAAATAAGCGCGGCTCTGCGAAGGGTGGCACAGATCCAGGCCGGCCAGGTCGCGTTCGGCGTCCTCGAGCGCACGCAGCGCGACCGTGGGTTGCCCGCCGAGCGCGGCGGCATCGGCCATCCGGATGTTGACGTAGGCGCGTAGTCGCCGGTCGTCAGTGTCGGTCACCCATGAGCGGGCGGCGACCGCATGGTCGATCGCGGTACGGGGGCGGCGCTGCCAGATCGACAGCTGGCTCATGTGACACAGCATGTAGGCGGCGAGGTCGTTGTCCTCGGCTTCGTGCGCGGCCTCGCGCGCGTCGGCGTACCGGTTCGCGGCGGTCGCGTGGTCCCCGACGTCCCAGGCCAGGGCACCGGCGAAGCCGAGCCATTCCGCGTGCAGGCTCAGCAACGCCGGTCGCAGCGCGGCGTCGCAGTCACGCAGCATGGCCTCGGTCAAATGCTGCTGGGCGGTGACGAGCCCGGTCGCGGCGGGAGAGCCGAGCTGGTCGTCGAGCTGCATGGCCGCGTACAGGGTCGAGCGCACGATCTCCACCGCTTGGGCGTCCGGGCGCCCGGCACCGTGAGCGAGCCGTTCAGCCGCGGCGCTCTGGTCGGGGTCGGGGTCTGGGGCGGCGGCCTCGCCGGTGTTGTGGAACAGCTTGCGGCGCTGCACGTCTTGCGGGTCGCGGGCAAACCGGAACACCTCGGTCTGCGGGGGAGACAGGTTCGCCAGCGCGGTACCGAGATCAGCCTGTCCCGCGGCACTGATCGGTTGGCCGGCCTCCCAGCGTTTCACCGTGCGGACGTTGATGCCGAGCTTGTGCGCGAATTCGGCCTGCGAGAGCCTGCCCATCGCGACCCGTAAGGCTTTGCAGTCGTGAGCGGTCCATGTGGTGACGATGACCATCGGCGAATCCCCTTGGTGGAGCGCTGATCCCCCTGCTCTCCCAGCGTAGACCCGAATGGCACCCGGCCGCCCCCAAATGTCCCCCCACTGTCACCACCAGTGCTGACACCGTTCAGTTCCAGCCCCGGTATCAGGTGAATCCCCCCTGATGCCGGGGACACCCAACGAACAAGAGGAACCCATGGGAGCGAAGGCGCCGACCCATCCCACCGCACTCGGCATCATCGACGTCCGCCTGATCGACAACCCGGCCCGACACGAAACCGACATCGCTGCACTGGCAAAACGATTCGGCTTCGCCCTCGCCCCGTCGATCATCCACATCGACCGCGACGACGACCACTACGACATCCCCGGCGAGATCCTGCACCGCGGCGCTACCGCCGTCATCACCCCCGGCCCCGAACACCTCGGCGGCAGCGACGGCATGGTCCGCGCCATGCTCGCCGTCCTCGCCACCGTCACCCCCGACCGCGTCCTGAGCCGCGGCGTGTTCTTCACCGAGGACTGCACGACAACGACAGGAGCGGCGTCATGACCACCCTGCTGCTGTGGGCGCTCGTGCTGGGCCTGCTCGCCTTCACCGTTGCCGTCATGTACTGGCCGCCGGTCCAGACCGGCAAGCACGCACCCCACCACGTCGCCGCCCACTACGGACGCCACGCCCACGGCGACACCGACCTGATCACCCGAGCAATGCAGAACAGGGGCCGCGATGACCGCCCTCACCGGTAACGCGATCGCGCTGATCTGCCTCGACCACCCCGGCCTCGACCACCCCGGCCTCGACCACGCCGAGCAGCGGGTGCGCGAGCTGGCCGCCGACCATGGCCACACCATCACCGCCGCCCTCACCTACCGGGCCGGCGACCCCCTGTGGATCTTCGCGCTGCTCTCACTGGTGTACCGCGAACACGCGTCCATGGTCATCGCCCCCGACTCGACCCACCTCTCGGGCATGGAACGCGCCGTCGTCGGCGTCGCCGACCTCCTCGCCGGTGATCACCTGTACCGCTACGACGGCTACCACCGCCCCTACACCCGGCCCGGCACGATCCCGGCCGAGAAGCTGGCGGCAGCGTCGCGCTGACATCGCGCGCCGTCCCCCTGACCGTTCCCGCCACCTTCACCGAAAACCCGGACACGGCACCGACGCCCGCAGTCGACTGCACCGGTGCCGTCCGCGTCAGGCAACGGCGCACGCTGACGCCCCCTCGCAGGAGTTACACGCCATGATCAGATCCACGACAGCAGCGATCGTCACCGCCGCCGCGGCGATCATCACGATGGCGGGCTGCGGATCCAGCGACACCCCATCCACGGCCACCACCGCGGCCGCACCCGCCGCCACCGAGACACCCGCCAGCCCCTACAAAGAGGTCACTGTCGGCGAGCCGTTCACGATCAGCAACGAGAACGGGCCGACGGCCACCGTCACGCTGCTACAGATCGAGATCGACCCGACCTGCACCACGAAGTTCGGGGACATCACCCCACCCGAAGGCACGAACGTCGCCTTGGAATTCGACGTCCAGACCACCGCGAATCCGCCGGTGAAATACATCTCCGATGCGTGGTTCGAGGAGCTGACCCCCGAGGACTACAACCGGCGACTGCCCAGGGCCAGCGACCTGTGCATCGCTGACCGCGAGCGCTTCGGCCGCGGCTTCTTACCGAACTCCAAATATCGTGGCTGGGTGCTGGTCGACGTCTCCAACCCGGCGTCGTCGCTGCTGATGAGCGACATCTGGGACGGTCGCCCGCTGCCGGAGATCCACCGGATCCAGCTGACCGACAACTGATCCACTGACCCTCTAGCGGCCCGGCGCTTCGGCGTCGGGCCGCTGTTCGTGTGAGCCCGGTGCTCGCTCGGGTCGCGCGTGCACCCGGTCTCCGTACGGTCCGGCCACATGACGAGGCCGGTCGGATCTGTCACCGTAACGATCGACGGCGACGGCGACTCTTTCGAGCGTGAGCTGCAACGATCGGTCGCCGCAGCGATGCAGCAGGTCCAGCGTGAGCTGGCCGCGAACGCGCTGAAGGTCGACGTCGAACTCGGCAACGACATCCAGTCCGACGTCCGCGCGGCCGTCGTCGAAGCGCAGCGGTACGCCACCGCGAACCCGGTCACCGTGCATGTCGATGTGGACAGCGCGGGCGCGCTCGCGCAGGTGCAGTCCGCGCACGCTCTGTTGCAGGCGGCGCTGACCCCGATCACGCAGCGCGTCGACGTCGATGTCGACAACAGCACGCCGCTGCCCGGTGGCGGGTCGTCGACGTGGCGCATCGACCTCGACATCGCCGAAGCGCTCACACAGGCGCAGACGCTGCGCGAGGCGGTGCAGGCGACGGTCACGGTCGGTGTCGATGTCGACGGTGCCGCGGCGCTGGCGCGGATGGCCACATTGCGGACGGAGCTGGAGGCGCTCACGCAGCCGCCGATCCAGCAGCAGGTCGGTGTCGACATCGATGCCGCGGCGGCCGTCGCGGCGGCACGGGCCGCGCTCAACGCCGCCGATCTCACCTTCACAGCGAAGGTCGATCTCGAGCTGAACGTCAGCGCCGCGCAGCTGGCTGCTCTGCGGGAGATCCGGAGACTGGCCGACAAGTCGATCCGGGTGAAGGTCGACCTGGATATGTCCGAGGCGCAGGCGCGACGGCTCAAGGACATCGCGCCCGCGCTGCGCAGTCTGCGCACCCTGACCGACAAGTCGATCAGGATCAAGGTCGACTTGCAGATGACCGAGGCGGAGCTGCAACGCCTCAAGGACATCGCGCCCGCGCTGCGCAGTCTGCGGTCGCTGTCCAATAAGGACGTCCGAATCAAGATCGACTTGCAGGTGGATGAAGCCCAGCTGCAACGCGTCGCGCTGCTGCTGCGGGAACTGCGTAACCGCAACGTCAACGTCAACGTCAACACTGACGCCGACCGCGCCGCCTCCGGCGTGGAGCGCCTCGGCAACAGACTCGGAGCGCTCGGCGCCGGCGCCGGGGTCATCGCCGGGGTGACCGCCGCGCTCGCAGGACTCACCGGTGTGGCCGGTGCGGCACTGGGCGCGATCGGTGGCCTGGTCACCGCGGCCGTCGCGCTGGGCCCCGCGTTCGGTGCCGGGATCGCCACTGCTGTGGTCGGCCTGCAAGGCATGAAGGACGCCTTCGACGCCGTCGCCGACGTCTCGGAGTCCTCGGGCAGCGAGGCAGCCGACCAGGCGAAAGCGGTGGCCGCGGCTCAGGAGCAGGTACAGACCGCGCTGGAAGGGGTGGAGACCGCGCAGCGCAGTCTCACCGACGCCCAGGAGACAGCCGAGGACGCGCAGCGGGATCTGGCCGACGCCTACGAACTCGCCGCCGAGGATTTGGAAGACCTCAATTTCAAGCTGCGGGATTCGCAGATCTCGCAGAAAGAGGCGGCGCTCGCGCTGAAGGAAGCGCAGCGCGACGTCTACGAATCCAAGACGCCGAAGGAACGCGAGAAGGCACTCGTGCGGCTGGAGCGGGCGCAGCTGCGCTACGACCAGGCGGTCGAGAACGGTCGTGACGTCGCCGAGGAAGTCGCCGACGCCGAACGCAAAGGCATCGAGAACAGCGACCGGGTCGTCGCCGCGAAAGAGCGTGTCGCCGACGCCGACCAGGCGGTGATCGACGCGCAACGCGGCCTGGCCAAGGCACACGAGCAGGTCGCCAAGGCCCAGGCCGCGGTCGCCGAAGCCCAGAACCAGGCATTGCCCAGCGTCGAGAAACTCAACGAAGCTCTCGCCAAGCTCAGCCCCAACGCGCAAGCCTTCGTCCTCGCTGCCCGCGACGCCGCCCCCGCCTGGGAGGCTGTGCGAAAGAGTGTGCAGGACAACCTGTTCGAAGGTCTCGCGGACTCGCTACGCAACGTCGTGGACACCGTGCTGCCCAGCCTCGAGACCGGGATGGGTGCGGTCGCTTCCGAAATCAACCTGGGCACACGAGGATTCGCTGACTTCCTCACTTCCGCCCAAGGGATCGCCGGGTTGGACGCGGTGTTCGCGGGCACCACCAACCTGCTGCGCGGCATGCGTGAAGGCAGCGAGGGATTCCTCGACGGCCTGTCCGCCATGGCCCAGGCCGCCGAGCCGTTCACCGAGCAGGTCGGGCGTGCGTTCGGGTCCATCGCCACCGAACTCGGGAATGCGTTCCGGGAGATCTCCGACAGCGGCCTGCTCGGCGAGGTGCTCACCGGGTTCTCGGCCGCGCTCGAAGGACTGGGTCCGCTGCTGCGCGACACCTTCAAGGCGTTCGCCGAGCTCGGTGCGCGGGTGCTGCCCTCGCTCAAACCTCTGTTCGAATCCCTAGGCCAGGCGCTGCTGCAGATCGCGCCCGCCCTCGGCGACATCGGCGCGGTCTTCGCGAATTCCCTGACCTTGATCATGCCGTACTTGGCCGACTTCATTCAGGCCCTGGCCGAAGGGCTGGAGCCGGTGCTGCCGGTCATCGCGGTGCTGCTCGCATCGCTGACCGAGGCGCTGACGCCGCTGATCAAGCCGCTGTCCGATATCGCGATCACGGTCGGAAACGCGCTGGTAGAGGCGATAAACGCGCTGGCGCCCAGTATCGGACCCATCGGCGAAGCCTTCGCTGCGCTGGTCGAAGCCGTCGCCCCGCTCGTCCCGCTGCTCGCGGAAGGACTGTCGGCGGTGCTGCTCGCCCTGGCGCCCGCGCTGACCGAGGTGTTTACCGCGATGGCCCCGGTGATCCGTCAGCTCGCCGAGCAGATGCGGCCGGTGATCGAGCAGATCGCACCGATCCTGGCCGAGGTCGCGATGACCATCGGTCTCGCCCTCGCTGACGCGATCCGCCAGATCGCGCCCGTCCTGCCCGGCATCGTCGACGCCTTCTCCGAACTGCTGCTCGCCGTGCTGCCGCTTATCCCCGAGCTGGTGAAACTCGCCGCCGAAGTCATCCCACCATTGACCGACGTGATCATCGCGCTGGCCCCGTTCGTCATCCGGTTCATCGAGCTGCTGACCTGGCTGGTCGAGGAAGTGATCATTCCGCTGGTCATTCCCTACTTCCAGGACATGACCGACAGCCTCTCCGATAACCTGACCTTCCTCGCCGACGCCCTTGAGTGGTGGAACGGTGTGGTCGAACGTGTGTTCGGCGCGGTCGGTGAAGCGATCGACGAATTGAAGGGCTGGTTCGAATCCGGCGTCGACGGCATCGGCCGCGCCTGGCAGGGCCTCGAAGAAGCCGCCAAGGTCCCGGTGCGTTTCGTGGTCAACACGGTCTGGAACGAGGGCCTACTGCGAGCCTGGAACAGCGTGGCACCGCTGATCGGGCTCGACAAGATCGAGCCGATCACGCTGGGGTTCCATCGCGGCGGCATCCTGCCCGGCTACACCCCCGGCCGCGACGTGCACCGGTTCGTCTCCGTCGCCAACCCCGGCGTCGGCCTCGACCTGTCCGGCGGGGAAGGCATCGCGCGCCCCGAAGTGGTGCGCGCGATGGGCACCTCGCGGTGGGAGGCGATGAACGCGGCCGCCCGCGGCGGCGGCGTGGACGGTGTGCGTCGGTTCTTCGGGTTCGCCACCGGCGGCGTCATCCCCTCCACCATGTGGAAGCTGATCCGTGAGCGCTTCCCTGGCATGGAGTTCACCTCTGGCCTGCGGTTCACCGACTCCGGCTACCACTCCCGCGATATGGCCGGTGACTTCGCTACTCCGCGATGGCCGTCAGCGGAGATGAAAGCCGCCGCCCGCTGGATCTATGAGACCTACGGGCCGGAAACCCTCGAGCTGATCCACTGGCCGCTGGATGGCTGGCAGAACATCAAGAACGGGCAGCCACTGAATTACGGCGAGCCCACAAATTCCCAGCATGCGAATCATGTGCACTGGGCGATGGACCATCCGCCCGGCAATCCGGGAGACAAGCCCGGTGGCGTGTTCGCTTCTCTGCGTGAGGGATTCAGCAATCTGTTCAGCTCGATCCGGGAGCGGGTCGCGGACATCTTCGACGGGATCGTGTCGTCGATCGGCGAGCGGATCCCGCAGTTCCCCACGGATTTCGGGAAGCTGCCGCGGGCGATGTTCGACACCTTCCGCGCGAAGATGCGCGAATTCATCACCGGCAAAGCCGACGAGAAAGACCAGACGCGCGAGAGCGTGTCGCCCGGTGGGGACGTAGAGATGTGGCGGCCGCTGGTGCGCGACCTGCTCGCCCACTACCAACTGCCCCTCGCGCTCACCAACAGCACGTTGCGGCGCATGAACCAGGAGTCGAGTGGGCGCACCGACGCGGTGAACACCGATCCTTCCGACATCAACTGGCAGAACGGAACCCCGTCGGTCGGTCTCATGCAGGTGATCCGCCCCACCTACGCCGACCACAAGGATCCGGCCTTCGACAAGGGCCCGTATCTGTACGGCGTCTCCATCGACCCGGCCGCCAACATCAGCGCCTCCATGCGGTACGTGAACCGCCGCTACCTCTCCCGCGGCCAAACCTGGGCCGAACGCCTGCAATCGGCCTACGACCAAGCCGGTGGCTACCAGCGCGGCGGCCTGATTCCCGGCAGCGGCCTTGGCGATATCGTGCCCGCCTTTGTCGAACCCGGCGAGATCGTAATCAACCGGCGCGCGGCCGCGCGGTTCGCGCCGATGCTGCTGGCGATGAACCGGGCCGTGCCCCGGTTCCAGAACGGCGGCGGCGTCGAGGCCCTGGTCGGGTCCGCGTCGGCGGTGCCGGTGCAGATCATCAACTGGGACGGCGCACCCGACACCGCGCATCAGATCGTGTCCGCCCTCGACATGGTCATCGACGCCGTCGGATCCAGCGTCGCCACCGTGGTCGGCGACAGTATCGACGCCCTGTCCGAAGCGCTCACCGCAGGCAGTGAGTTCATCGAGCGGGATGTGCCGCCGGAGTTGCAGCCGTTCCAGGAGCAAACCCAAGCCGCGTTGACCGAGGCCGGGCAGCTGCTCACCGACACCCGGGAGTTGGTGCAGCGCACCGAATCCAGTGAAGCGACCGTGTTGCAGGCGCAGCTGGAGCAGCAGCTCGAGATCCTCTTGGACGTCGCCAACCGGCTCTCCGGCGGCGTGTTGGGTCCGATCATGGAATCGGCGGTCAACGCTGGTGTGCAGGTCTTGAAAGACTTCATCGACGCGGGCAGCTCGGAGATCGTCGACGGCACCGACCGCACCACCGCGGCGGTGGAGGATCTCGACCAGACCGTGCAGAACACCGACCTGGGAGGGGACGCGCCGTTCGGTGCGCCTGGATCGAGTTTCGATGCGGTGCAGGCGGTGTCGGACGCGATCGTGTCGGTCGCCAACACCGCGAGCCAGGCGTTCCAGGCGGTCGCCGACGACATCGCCCGCGCCGCCCTCGAACAGAAACCCAGCCGGGTCGACGAGTCCCGCGGTGTGCTCGGCCGTGATATCTCCGGCGGCCCGGTGGTGGACATGATCGTCGCGCTCACCGGCGTCGAGATCCAGATCCGCGATCTCCTCGAGGACACCCTCGACGAGATCACCGAATTCCGCAGGGATCTGTTCACCGCGTTCGACGAGTCCGGGCGGCTGGTCTCCGACACCGCCGAGCTCATGCAACGCAACGAGAGCAGTCGCGACCTGGTGATCTCCGAGCAGAACAGGATCAACCGCGAACTGATCAAGGCCGTGCTGCGGTATTTGGTGCTCAACGTCTTGCTGCCGATCATCACCGCCATCCTGGCCGCGATGATCCAGCTCGTGTCGGTGGCGATCGGTGCTGCGATCGGTGCCGCCATCCCGATCATCGGGCCCGCGATCGGCGCCGCGATTGGCGCGCTGGTCGGCGCGGCGCTGAGCGGGTTGGCCGCGATCTTCACCTCGATTCTGGCCGTCGGTGCCGGTGCCGCCATCGACAGCTTCGACTCCGGCGGTGTCGCGTACGGGAAGGGCCTCATGGTGAAGGACACCGCGCTGCCCGAGCGGGTGCTCAACCCGGCGGAGACCTCGAGCTACGACCGACTCGGCGCACTCGCCGATCTCCTCGAGACCCGCGAACGCACCGTCACCGTGAACGCGCCGATCCACATGCGTGGTGCCGGGCCTCGCGACGCCGAACGCGTCCGCGACCACCTGCTCACACTCATGCCGCCGAAGTAGGGAGTCGAATGTTTCGAGGCTGGATCGAATTGGGCGGCAACGAGATCGCCAACTCCTCGCGCGTCGTCGCTCTCGCCGGACCACCCGGCACCCCCGCCGACGACACGGCATTCGCCGCGGCCTGCGCGTCGTGCCGGAACCTGACAATCCGCTACGACGACTCCTGGCCAGGATTGAACGCCTACCTTGCCGACCCGCCCTACAGCGACATCACCACCGCGCCCTGGTACAACGGCTCCGACGCCTCGACCGAGTTCCTCGGTGTCTGGCTGATGAGCGCGGCCGGGTTCGACGCGGTACCGGTCAGCCGGGAAATCTCCGACGCCGTGTGCGCCGGCGGTGTCGCCGGCCTGCACCACGACAGCTACCGCACCCTCAACTTCTCCGCGCTGCTGTGGGCCTGCACCCACCGCGGCGCACAGTTCGGGCTGCGCTGGCTCAACTGCCAGCTACGCGCCGCGCGGCAGGCGCAGACCCTGCGCTACCTCGACGCGCACCCCGAATCCGGCAGCGCGGCCGGACTCGAACGCAGCCTGCGGCGGGTGGTGCTCACCGACCCCGCGGTTGTGGCCGAGGTCGCCGGACGGCCGACTGCCGACCATCAGCAGGCGTCGCTGTACCGGGTCGACTTCGAGCTCACGGCGCTGGACCCGTACGTGTGGACCGCGACCACCAGCACCCCGGTGGTGTGGGACAGCGTCGTCGTGGACGGGATCGAGTGGGCCCACGCCCCCGACTGCGGCGGCGCGACCTGCGAGCTGCCGGAGCTGTGGTCGACCGAGTGCGCGCCGCAGGTCATCGACACCCGGCCCGCGCCGATCCCGGTGTGCGGCGGATGCCTGCCGGTGTGCGAGGTCGAGACCCGCACCTGGCAGGTCACCCTCGACGGGTCGGGCGACTGCGACCTGGTCGCGGTGTCACTGCTGGTCACCGCCGGGGAAACCGACACCACGGTCCAATTCCATTGGCGGCCCTGCGGATCGAGCGACCCGTGCGATATCACCGGACACCTGCAAGTCACCGGGCTACCGGCCGAGCAGACCGTGATCGCGGACTCGGTCGAGGGCCGCGGCTTCGGCCTCAACGCCGGGATCCGGGTGCGTCAGCGCGGCATCATCGGTACCCCTTCCGGTGCACCCTGGCGCGCCACGCTACTGGAGCCAGGGTGCTGGGAGCTGGTCGCGGTCTCCGCACCCGACGCCGACTACACCGTCACCGTCCACACCACCGGGAGGTCCACATGATCACCGAGCTCGGATGGCAGGTCACCGCCGATGTCGAGGTCACCCACAGCGAGCAGCAGGAGGACGAGGACTAGATGGCCACCGGAATCAGCGTCGCCAACGTCGCCAACCGGGCCCTGAACTGGTTGCGCGGTGTGGCCCCGCCGTCGGTGCCTGGACTGTACGTCCAGCTGCATCTGGGTGATCCCGGTGCGGCGGGCACCGCCAACCCCTCAGCGGTGACCGCGCGGGTGCAGGCCACCGAGAACGCCGCGTCGGGTGGGTCGATGACCTTGGCGTCGGTGTCGGGGCCGTGGGCGATGACCGCGACCGAAACGATCTCCCACATTTCCGTGCACGACGCGGCATCGGGCGGGAACTTCCTGTTCTCGGCCGCACTGGTCACGCCCCGCAATGTGGTCAACGGCGACACGGTCACGCTCACCACGCTCACCGTGGCGAACACGCCGCTGGCGGCCTAGCACGGCCCCTGCGGCCAGGAAGGCGGTAACGACGTGTCGTCGATGGGCATGGACAAGTCTGGTGACCAGACGATTGCCCTGTCCACGTGGGTCAAGCTGCTCACGTTCACCGTGCGCGCCGGGTATCCGGCCACGGTCATCACCAACAACGCGCTGGTGATGGACGCTGCCGTGTCCGGTCAGGTGCGGTGGCGTGGCGCGTTCAACGCGGTGTTCGGCACCCAGCAGTTCCGGGTGGTGCGCAACGGATCCACGGTGATCGGCACGGTCAACAACGCGACCATCGGCACCGTCAACGGTGTTGCCGTCGCTATCGGTGACACCCTCGAGCTGCAAGGTTTCGCCAACATCAACGGCGCGAACACCGTCGTTGGCGGCGGCTCCAACACCTTCCTCGAGTTCAACCAGACCACCATCAACCACGACGCCGACCCCGCCACCACGACGATCGGCTGGAACGTCACCGCTGATGCCGAGGTCGACCACCCCGCCGACGCGACCACGACGATCGGCTGGGACATCACCGCCGATGTCCACGTGCCCGGCGACCAACCCGCCGAGGCGACCGTCACGGTCGGCTGGGACCTGACCGCCGATGTGGCGCGCACTCCCGGGCCCGGCATCCACCCACCGACCCCGCCGACCAGTCTCGCGATCGGCATCCGCACCGTCGACGGCCGCCCGGTCGGTGTCATCGCCTGCGACAACACCACCGACGTGCTGTGGTCGCGGGCACGCAGCGAGGTCTCACGCGCCGAGATCCACACCGTCGACATCGACACCAGCGAACTGCTGCCCTGGCATCACTGGATCGACATCTTCGAAAACGACGTCGCGGTGTGGTCGGGGCCGATCCTCGAGGCACGCACCGCCTTCGACACCGGTGTCACTCGCATCGAAGCCCGCGACGTCGCGGGCTTCATGTGGAAGACCCTCACCCCGGTCACCGGCCGCTGGTCCAACCTCGACCCCGCACCGATCGCGGCCGCTCTATGGCGGCCGATGCTGGAGCTGCACCGCGTCGACGTCGACCCGACCGTGCTACCGCCCACGATTCTGGAGCGGTTCGATTTCTCCACCACCGCCGAAGCCCGCTACCTCAACCAGGTCATGTCGGATCTGGTGCGCATCGGCCTGGAATGGACGGTCGTGGCCGGGCGCCCGATCCTGGGCACCTTCGACGACACGGTGGTCGCCGAGCTCGACGACTGCGACATCATGGCCACCCTGCACCGCGTGCGCTCGGGCAAACGCGTGGCCTCCGATGTGCGGGTGCAGGGCAGGAACTGGGCGCACACCGAGCGCGTCGACATGGCCGGTCTACGCCTGCAAGCGCTCGTCAGTTTGGACGACATGTTCGGTGTCTCCAACATCGTCTCCGCTGCCCGCCAATACCTGCGCGAGGTGGGTGCGCTGCGCGATGTCCTCGAAGTCCCTGCCGGGGCGAGTCTGCACCCCGACGCGCCCGTCACCACCGACGACCTCGTCCCCGGCCGCGCGTGGGCGATCCACGCCGGCGGACTCGCTGCGCTTATGCGCCTGAAAACGGTCGAGGTCGCCTGGAGCGGCGGCAGCCGCGATGTGCGAGTGACCCTCGAAGCGATCACCGAGCCGGTCGAACTCGATCCGGGCAACGGAGGGATAGCGCTGTGACCGGGACGACGGAGAAGAAGACCCCACCGAGCACCGACGAGGAATGGGCGCGCGACACCACCGAACGCCTGGACCTGGCCGAGCACCCGGAGTCGCTGCGCGCCGGAGCGTGGACGCTTAGCACCCACCCCGAGACCGGGTCGCTGATCGCCTCCCACGTCGGCGGCGGCAGTGTGGAGCTGGCGCGGCGACCCGAGCAGGGCACCGATCCCGACGAGGTCGCCGGGTCGGGCATGAACGGCATCAAACTCGTGCGGTCGATCGGTCAAGCCGCCGCCGGTGGCACGACCACGATCGTGGCGTGGAACGCGGTCGTGTACCAGAGCGCGGTGTGGAATGTGGCGACGCCGGTGCGCGAGATCATCGTGCCCGAGGACGGCATCTACCTGGTGCTGTACCGGCTGATGTGGGACACCGACCTCGGTGTGGTCACCAAGGCGATGGTGTTCGTCGACGGTGTCGCCACCCTCACCCAGGAATTCCGGCCACACCCGGACGCCAAATGGTGGCAGGGCGAGAACATCAGCGACACGCTCTCACTGTCCGCCGGGCAGGTCATCACCTGCGGCGCGTTCACCACCGGCAGCACGAAGAACATCGGGCCCTCGGGACCGGACCGCGAGTCGGTGACCTCGCTGACCTTGATCAAGCTGCCGATCACCCTCGCGGAAGGGGACTAGCGATGTCGAATGTGTGCGTCGACCGGAATCTCTCGATCACCGACGGTGCGCTGGGGATCGAACCCTGGTCGGTGTTCCGGCTCGTCGGCGACGTCACCGGCACCTCGACCGGTGACGGCGCGATGACCCGCCACACCCGGCTACCGGGCAAACTGCTGATCGACCAGACACTGTCGTGGATCTCGGACTCGCCGCTGCCGAGCCTGATGCTGCTGCGCGTCACCCGCGCCTACCGCTCCATCATCACCAGCAACCCCAACGCCATCCAGTTCCGCGACGCGTGGGAGATCGGCGTCGACAAGACCCCCCGCGTCCCCGACCCCTCCCGCGTCCTGAACTCCCAGGCGGGCACCGCCATGGACCTCGGCACCAACACCACCGCCCAACCTCATTACGGGCGTGTGCACTGGCATCAGGACATGACCAGCTCCGACAGCTGGCTCACCGACCCACTTCCGGCCGGGTCGACCCTGAACATCCACTACCGCTGCTACGTGTGGACCCCACCGCCCTGGAGCAACAATGCCTCGGCGAACAGCCCGTTGCACGAGGCACACGCCCGCAACACCCGGCTGCAATTGTTCGCGGCCCCGAGCGAGGACGAGGCGATCCGATGAGCCTACGTATCTGCACCTCCGAATGGATGATCTCCGGCCCGTCCGGCACCGGCCTGGCCGCGGCGTGGCTGCCGCGCATAGCGGCCGAACACTTCGCCGTCTCCAGCCGCGACGGCCAAGCCGCCCGCGCCCCGGACGCCGTCCCGCTCATCGACGCCGACCTGATCTGGACCAACACCACCGGCGCCTGGCAGGACTGCCACCTCACCCTGCACCGCGCCCCCCGCACGATCGTCACCTCCAACCCCAACACCCTCGTCCTCGACGACGCGTTGGCCTGGGACGTCGGGATCTCACCGCGCGCGGCGCTGCCCGCGGCCGTCGGTGACGGGATCGGCGCGCGGATCAAGACCACCCCGACCCAGCTCAACGAAACCATCTACAGCAGATTGTTCAACGACTGGGACGACTGGATCTCCACCCACCACATCGGGTCGGTCGCCAACGGCGAGACCGTCCACATCCGCTACCAGTGCCTCATGACCACCCCCGGGGAATGGCGCGGCGGTACCAGTCCCATGCACCAAGTCCACGCCCGATGGGCACGCCTGCAACTGCTGGCCGCCCCGCTCCTCGAGGTGAGTCCGTGAGCTACCCCTGCATCGACCCCAACAGCTTCGACGTCACCGACGGCGTCATCTCCCCACACCCGTATCTGCAATGGCGGCTCGTCGCCACCGACGAAGCCGACGGTGCGATCATCGACCCGCTGACCGACACCGCCCAGGTCCTCATCCACGACCTGCAACTCGCCTGGACCAACGACACCCCCATCGCCCAGCACGCGTACGGACTGTGCACCCGCGGCTCATCACAGGTGATCGTCACCGCGAACAAAAGATTCGCCGTGGAACAACGCAGGGGTTGGGCATCCGGCGCGGCCCCCGCCGACCCGCCGGTCACCTCCCAGACCAGCCGCCACGGCGGCGGCATCGACCTCGGCACCTCCGGCAGCGACGCCGTGTTCGGGATCTGGGAACACCGGCAAGGCACCGCGACCACCCCGATCGGCCCGGACGTCATCCTCGCACCGGGACACATTCTCAAGATCCGAGTAGCGGTGTACGTGGTGCGCGACTCCTGGTCACCGAACCCCATCAGCCAATACCTGGGCGAGGTCGAGAACATGATCAACACCGGCGACACGCGCCTGGACATCATCGCCTACCCCGCCCTGTCCTGACCTGGTGCGTGCACGCGTGCTGCCTACCGTTCCCGACCACACCAGCACGCACGAGAAAAGGGGAAACCATGGAACCGCCCGCAGGCACCACCGACTTCCAGACCGACGCCGTATTCGCACCCCGCCGCGACACCGAGTTCGGAGCCACCCCGGGCCTCACGCCGCGCGACGGCGTCGAGGAACTCGCGACGATCGAAGACCTCGAGGCCGAACTCGCACGCCGCAAGGCCGGGCTGCCCGCACGCCGCAACGCCGACCCGGAGGTCATCGACTCCGACGGCACACCGGTCGACCCGCCGTGGCCGCACGACGTGGTCGAGATCCAGGGCAAACAGGTCGAGGTCAAACAGCCCAGCGCGGCCATGATCAGGTACCTGGGTGTGTTCGCGTTCGGTGAGCAGGGCGTGCAGAACGGCGACTTCCAAACCTTCATGACCCGCCACGTCTCGCCCAAGAGCATCCGCGATATCCGCGACTGGACCTACAACGACGAGATCGACGAGAAGTTCTACGACCAGCTGATGAAGAAACTCACCACCCTCGGCACCGCGCGCCCTACCGGGCCGTCGTCAGCCTCTCAGCGTTCACGCTGAAGAACTGGCGACGCATCCGCGCCCGCCTCGTCCTGTCCGGAATCCGCGACCCCCTGCGCGAGCTGGGGTTACATCAGCTGCTCGATGTCGCCGAGTACATGCTCGAGGAGAACCTCGACAGCAAGCAGCTCGCGCGCGTCCGCCGGGACCTGTACCGGCCCGAGCCCGACGCGACCGACGCGCCCGGATTCGGGGCGCGTGAGGAGATGGCCGGATTCCGCGCACTGCAAGCACGCTTCGCCCGCAAAGCCTGAACCACCCCGCGACGAAAGGAAAATCGGCTATGGCAGTTCGCGTTACCGGCGTCGGCGAGTATCCGAATACGTTCACCTATCCGGATGCCGATAATGCCGTGATCGGTGACGGCGACCACCTGGCGGTGGTCCGCGACAAGGACGTGCTGGCGATCTTCCACAACGCCCACTGGTCGCGCGCGGAAGTCGTGCAGGAGGACACGGCGACCGGCTGACGGCACACCAGGGGCGTGCACCCCGTGCGCTTACGGTGCGCGGTATGGCCGAGTGCTGCACGCCCCTGGTGACCGGGTCCGGTAACGCCCCGGGCCGGGTGGTCGTGAACGTGGTGTGCGGCGACCCCGTCAACCTGTCGTTCCAGCGGTGCGAGGGGTGGCCGGTCGACACCACCGCGACGCTGCGCCTGTCCCATCCGTGGGGATGGGAGACGGAGGTGACCGGCACCATCGCCGCCGACTGGCTCTCCTTCCACATCTCGGCCGCCGACGCGCGGGAGATACCGCGTGAGGCGTGGGCGTCGATCGTGCTGGAATCGCCTGGCGTGCCACCGTATACGTGGCTCGCGGGTTGCGTGCACCACGCGCGTGGGGGCTGCTGATGTGGGAGTGCGCGCCGAAGGCATACATCCCGATCCCCGGACCGCCGGGACCGCCCGGCCCGCCCGGGCCCGGGGGTGAGGGCTGCTGTGTGGTGCAGGCGGTCACCGCGCACGCGGTTGGCGGGCATCGCCTGGTCACCCCGCGCGATGACGGCACCGTCGAGTACGCCGACGCCACCCATCTCGACCACCTCAACCGGCCGATCTGGCTGACCACTGCGGCCTGGGCCGCGGGCGTCGTCGCCGATCTCACCGCGGGCGGCGTGGTGAGCGAGCCGTCCTGGACCTGGACGCCGGGGCTGCCGCTGCTGCTGTCCACGACCGGGCTGCTGTCGCATACGTTGCCGACCGGCGCGGTGTTCTGCCGCCGCATTGCCCTGCCCATCGATCCCGACACGATCTGGTTCGACCCCAACCAACCGGTAGCACTCGTCTAGAAGGGCACGAAAAACAATGGCCGACAAGTACATTCGCCTCGACACCGCCGACGGCACACTGAAGGAGACCGAGGCGATCGATACCTCGGCCGGTGCCGGTGACGCGGGCAAGATCCCGGCACTGGATTCCAGCGGCCGTTTCGATCCCTCGATGATGCCGGTCGGGATCGGCGCGGATACCCAGTCGATCGAGGCGAGTGAGAACCTCGCGGCCGGGGATTTCGTCAACGTGTGGAACGACGCCGGAACGACGAAGGTCCGCAAGGCCGACGCCACCACTGCGGGCAAGCACGCTCACGGGTTCGTGCTGGCGGCTGTGACCAGCGGCAACCAGGCGACGGTGTATTTCGAGGGCACCAACACGCAGGTGTCCGGGCAGACCGGCGGGGATGTGTTCTTGTCGACCACGCCCGGGGTCGCGACCGGTACGCCGCCGTCGAGCGCGGGCAACGTGGTGCAGCGGCTCGGCGCGGCCACGAGCGCGACGACGATCAACGTCGAGACCGGGCAGCCGGTGGTGTTGGCCTGATGGCGAAACCGGTCACCCTCACCAGCGCCGGTGTCTGGGGGGCCGGTGGGGACGTCGACATGGCGGGGGCGCGCCTCATCGGGCTCGGCTCCGGCACGGCGGGCACCGACGCGGTGAACCTGACCCAGTTGGAGACGGTCCCGTTCGTCGGCGAAACCTACGCCGGTGACCTCAATAATGCGCCGCTCGGGTGGATCAGCTGCACCCCGTCGGTCACCAACGCGCCCGGTATCGCGGGCTCCGGCGGCTACCTGATCCAGACGTTCCAGAACGAGGACAACAGCGCCCGCGCGCAGGTCGCCTACTCGGTAGCGGGCGGTGAGATCGCGATCCGGTTCAACCTGGGCGGCTGGGGTGCCTGGCGTGTGCATGATCCGGAGAGCACGCCGCGCGTGGGTACGGTGGCGTCGTCGGCGACCCCGGCGATCAACGTCGACAACGTCGACATGTTCACCATCACCGCGCTCGCGGTCGCGATCACCAGCATGTCCACCAACCTCACCGGCAGCCCCAACAATGGGCAGAAACTCACGGTCCGGATCAAGGACAACGGCACCGCCCGCGCGATCACCTGGGGTACCGCGTTCGTGTCCTCCGGTGTCGCATCCTTGTTGACCACCACGGTCGCGAACAAAACCCACCTGGTCGATCTGCGCTACGACAGCGCGGCCGCGAAGTGGGTGTGCGTGGCGTGTGATCTCGTGGGCTACTGATGTACCGCGAGGACTGGGCGATCGCCAATGTCGCCAACCTCGGACCGGACTTCACCCTCGTATCGGGCACGCAGCAGCGCATCGTGTCCGAGGCTGCGGTCGGTGCCGCGTCCGGGTCGAGCGCGGGCTACTACCGGTACAACGTCGGCAAGATGGCCTCGGACCACATGCGGGTCGACGCTGGGCTGATCACGCCCCCGGCGGGCACCCTCAACTCCGGGATCGCCGCGTTCATTCTGGCGCGGATGCCGGACACCTTCGCCACCGGCGGCGCGGCAGGCACCTACGTGGCCGGAGCGATCACCTCGGGCGGGGCCTGGGCGATCCAATCGGTCAACCAGACCACGTTCACCTCCCGTGCCTCCGGCAACATCGGGACGATCACCCTGCCCGGGGTGCTCACGTTGATCGCGGCCGGACCGCTGTACGTGCTGCTGTGGAACGGCAGCGTGCTCGGCAGCTGGACCGACGCGAACAACACGATCGCTGGGATCGGTGCGAGCAAACGGAACTGGGGAGTGATCGTGCAGTGCTCGGCCACCAACCAGCAGCATCCCGGCATCGACTGGATGTGCTGCCACGATCTGGCCGGACGCGCCTTCGCCGCCTGAGCCGCGTGCACCAGACACTCGTACCGTCGCGGGCATGAGCTTCCGCACTGTCTACGGGTACACCCACAGCGAGAACGGCTGGCGGATGTGCAACCGGGACGAGTGCGTGGTGGCGCTGCCCGCACTGGGAATTCCCTACACCGACACCGCGCCCGTGCGCAGTGGTGACGCGGCCACGATCCTCGGTGCCTGGCTGATCTGGTACCACCGCAACGTCGAACCGCTGTCGTCGCCCGTCTGGGGCTGGTCGCCGACCAACGACGTGCCCAACAGCAACCACCTGTCGGGCACCGCGGTGGACATCAACGCCCCGAAATACCCGTGGCAGCGATACACGATGCCGTCCCAGCTGATCACGCGCGTACGCCGCGGCCTGGAATCGTTCGAGGGCACCGTGTTCTGGGGCCGGGACTGGAGCCGCCCCGATGAAATGCACTACCAGCTCGGCTATCCCGAAGGCGACCGCCGCATCCACGCGTTCGCCGCGCGTCTCAACGGCGGCCATCTCGGCATCTACGCCACCACACCCCAGGAGACAGATATGGCGCTAACCTCGCACCAGGCTGGACAGCTCGACGATATCCAGACCCAGCTACGCGGGCCCGGCCTGAAGGGCTGGCCCCAGCTGGGAAAGAACTCCGCTGGCCAGAATCTCACCCTCGTCGATGCTGTGGCCGCGCTGCGCGCTGAGGTCGCCGAGCTGCGCGCCGCGCTCGCCGCGCGCCAGGCCCCGCCGCCGCAGTGAGCGTGCACCCGCGCGGCTTACCGTCGCCGCCATGACCTGTCAGTGGCCGATCGACCGCTCGTGCTGGCCCGAGCTATGCAGCGAGATCGACAAGCAGCGCATGCAGCAGGCCGCCGACATGGCCGTGTTCGTGCTGTGGTCGCTGACTGGCAGACAGTTCGGGATCTGCCCGGTGCTCGCGCGTCCCTGCCCGCTGCCGTGTACCGAGTTCGATCCGGCCGCCCTGTATCCGAGCATCGACGGAACACTGCTGCCGGGGCCGGGCTGGTATCCGATCTGGGACAACGGCGGCTGGCGCAACATCTCCTGTGGCTGCGGCGCGCGCTGCACCCGCACCGGTCCGACCGTCGTGCATCTGGCCGGCCCGGTCGTGTCTGTGGACACCGTCACCATCGACGGGGTTCCCCTCGACCCGCGCGGCTGGGTCCTCGAGGGCGACTACCTCTACCGGGCCGGGGGCGCGCAGTGGCCGCGCCAGGATCTGCGCGCACCACTCGGGGAGTCGGGCACCTGGAGTGTGGAGTACCAGCAGGGATATGCGCCGCCGGCCGGAGCGGGCACCCACGTGGGCCAGCTGGCGCTGGAGTTCTTCAACGCCTGCGCGGGCGGGAAATGCCGACTCCCGAAGCGGGTGCAGCAGATCACCCGCCAGGGCGTGAGCATGCAGATGATCGACCCGAACGATCTGTTCGGTGCCGGGCTGACCGGGATCGACTCCATCGATCTGTGGATCCGCGCGGTCAACCCCGCCCGGTTGTCGGCCGCGCCGAGGGTGAGGTGAGGCGGTGGCGGACAAGGCGATGCCGCTGATCGGGCTCGTTGTCGCGCAGCTGCGCGAGACGTTCTCGGCCAACCAGAAGACACCGCCGCTGGGCGGCGGCACCGAAGCGGTCCGGTTCCTGGGCGGTGACGGCATCCCGGTAGCCGTATGGAACGGGCACCGCACCAGCTGCGGCTGCCAGGAGCCGATGCTATGGGTGCGCGTGGTGCGCCGGTACCGTACCGCGGTGCTGCCGGATGAGCAGTACGGCGACCGCAACGGCGGCTGCGCGGACCCGCGCGCGATCACGATCGAGGCCGGGGTGCTGCGGTGCGCGGTCACCGACGCCGAACCCACGTGGGAAGACCTCGAGCAGGAAGCGCTCACCCAGCTCGACGACGCCTACCGCCTGGACATCGCGCTCGGGCGGGCAATGTGCTGCGCCGAGGAGAACAGCATCATCCACGCGTCGCTGCTCGCGGCAGGCGAACCATGGGGGCCGGAGGGCGCGATGATCGCCTGGACACAATGGGCACACGCGCAGCTCACCGATTCGAGCAGGTGAACCCGCATGGTGCGCATGGTGTTCCGGATCGATGAGCAGGCGCTCGCTGCGCAGCTGACCGGCCCGCAAGGAATCCTGCTGCGGGTGGTCGCGCGGATGTCGCGACGCATCCAATCCAGCGCCAGCCAGCGCGCGCCGGTGGACACCGGCAACTTGCGGCGCATGATCCGCGAGGACCCGATCACCGTGTCCGGTACGCACGTCTACGGCGGGGTGACCAGCCACGCCAAATACTCGCGATTCGTACACGACGGCACGTCGCCGCACATCATCCGGCCACGCCACAAGAAGGCGCTGCGGTTCACCATGGAGGGGCGGCCGGTCATCGTGCGCCAGGTCCGTCATCCCGGCACGCGGGCGCGGCCGTTCCTGCTCAACGCGGCGATCGAGGAAGTCAACAAGCTGGGGGGCGCACCGTAGCTCTGGTCCGCGTGCTTGCGTTGTTGATCGCGGCTCGGACGTTCGCGTCTCGGTCATTGAGATCCGGAGGCGTGGACTCGAAAGACAATGGCGTGCACTGCAACAGACCCTGCGGCTTCCACGCAACCTCTGGGTCGTTCTGCTCGGTGCTCATGGTGTTGATTCTCCCCCATCAGAGCAGCACGGTGGATCCGTTCCAGTGCTCACGCCCGCCGACGGTCCACGCCTTGCGTTGCCGCCGTCGCGGTAGCCGGTCGGGGTGCGCGATGAGGGTGGGGCCGTCGGCGTGGTCGACCAGCGAGGGCACCGAGTAGGCCACGCGCAGGCCACGTGCCCGCAGCCAGCGTTCGAATCTCTGGTCGGCGGGGCGGCGTTCGTTGCGGGTGATGGTGAGCATGTCGCGCACCAGGTCCGCGCGCAGGCAGATCGCGACCGCGTGCAGCATCCGCTCCGAAATCACCCAGCAGGCGTCGAGTCGGTCGGCACGCACCAGGGCGCGCCGGATCCGCTCATTCAACCCCGCCGACATCGACGCCCCCAGGTACAGGCTCACCACCGGCGACGGTGTGACCGCCAGCGCGGCCGCCAGCTGTGCCGGGAAATCCGGGACGGGTTGGGCGTCGTCCTCGAGGACGCACACCCAGTCGGCGGGTTCGGCCGCGCACGCGGTCCACACCACCCGGTGGTTGGCTTCCGCGCCGAGGGTGCCGTCGTCGATCGAGCACATCGCGTCCAGCCCGGCGGCCAGGGCGCGGGCGGCGTCGCGGCGCGCATGGTGGGCGACCACCCCGAACGCCACCACCGGGGCCGCCGCCATCGCCGTCATCACGCCGCCACGAGTTCGGCGAAGGTCCGGTCATAGACCGGTTTCAGGTTGGCCCAGCTGCGTTCGGTCGCGAGCCGGACCGCTTGGCGCTGCGAGGCGACATAGAACGCGGGGATCGTGGCGAACTCGTCGATCTTCATCGCCAACCGCTCTGGATCAGCGGAGTAGATGCCGATCATCGACCGCGCCATGAACCGGCCCGCGAGTGTGGCTGGCACCAGCCAGGATTGGGGCAGCCACAGATTCGGTGAGATAGCGGGCATGATCACCGGCATGCCCGCGGCCAGCGCTTCCTGCACCGGCAGGCACAGGCCGCCGAACCGGCGCGGCATCACCAGCACGTCGGCGTCGCGGTAGTTGTCCCAGTAGTTCTCGGTGTCGGCTCCGACCACTTCGAGGGTGATGTGCGCGGGTATCCGCACGCCACCGGCGAGCAGGCGCGGCACATAGTCGGGGTCCTGGCAGCGGATGATCACCGTGATCGGGGTACGCACCATGGGCAGTGCGGCCAGGAGGTCGGCGGTGCCGTTGCGGTCGTGGATCGCGGGCCGTCCAGCGATGTGCAGGAACCGCCGGGCCGGGCCGGACCGCAGTGCCGGGGTGAACCGATCGGTGGCGATCGGCACCGGCAGCATCCGTTTGTCGCCGGGGACGTCGTCGAGATGCCACGGGCTCGGTGCCGCGAGCAGATCCGGCCGGGGCAGCCGCGGTCTGGCGAGATAGTCGAGGAACTCGAAGTTGAATTGCAGCACCGACGCCACCCCGGCGGCGGCCGCGATCGAGAACAGCTCGTAGTTGTAGGGCGTCTCGCACGTGAAGATCACGTCCAAGCCGTCGACGAACTCGTGTAAGTGCCGGGTGCCCGGCAATCCCTGAACGATCGACGCGTCCTCATCGAACCGTTGCGGATAGAACCCGCGGTCACTGTGCGGCCGGATGATCAGTGTCTTCGCTGGCTGCATGTGGCGGGCGAATTCCCAGGTCTGGATTCCGAGCCCGCTGTTCTCGGCGCGGGCGATCAGTCCAATGCGCATCAGTACCGCCGCGCGTAGATGTAGCCGCCCCGCTCGGGAGAGCCGAGGATCTGGATACCGTGGGTCTTGGCGATCTTGGTCACCATCGCCCCGAACAACTCGTCAGGTGCGGCGTCGAATTCCAATGTGAGATAACGGATTCGGCGCATCGTATCGATGCCGGTTCCAGCGATGATGTCGTACTCGACACCTTCGACGTCCACCTTCAAGACGTCGCACTCGTCGACGTCGTACCGGACGAACAAGTCGCTGAGAGTGATGGTCTCGATGCGAGTACTGTCCGGGCCAGGTTCATGTTCGAGGGTGCTGTGGCCATGGCCATGTGTGATCCACCCAGAGCCGGCAACGTTCCAGATGGCGTCCGGATCGATGGCTACCCGGTCGATGACATCGTTGTCCACGACATTGTCCAGCAGGTACTTTCGGTTCTCCGGCTCCGGCTCCACCGCGATCACGCGCGCGCCGAAGCTGGCCGCGTACACCGCGACCGCGCCGATGTTCGCGCCGATATCGACGCACACCGCGCCCTCGCGGGCGAAGTCCGAGGCGTGGATCTGGTAGACGTTCTCGCACCAGGTCTCCCGGATCACCGCCTCATCGGACGGGCTGCCGTCGCGGGCGGTGAATCGGAACCGCTGCTGTGGGGTGAGCACGATCATCGGGCCACCACCTGCAGGATGTGGGTCCACCGGTCGAGGTAGGTGTGGTGCGTGCGCACCAGCTCGTGACCGGCCTGGCGGATCTGCTCACGCTCGCCGTCGTGGTCGAGGTAGTAGTCGATCAGCTCGCGCAGCTGATCGAAGTCGCCATACCGGTAGAACGCCAGGTGCTTGCGGTCGGTGAAGTGGCGGTCCATGCCGGGCACCGCCGGGTGGATGAGGAACCCGCCGCGGCCCAGGGTTTCGTACACCCGGTCCGACCAGTAGTCCGCGTAGCTGTAGTTCATGCACAGCGAGTCGCCGACGACCACGCGCGCGTCGGCGTAGAGCTGATTGAGTGCGGGGCCACGCACGACACCGCGGCTGCTGTCGCCGTAGTGCCGGAACCGGTCGCCGTAGGTGTCGGCGAGCCAGTCGATCAGCTTGGGGCGGTACGGCCATTCGGGGTGGTAGCTGCGGGAGCCGACGAACGCGATATCGAATCGGTCGGTGGTGGGTGGGAGGATGGCGCATTCGGCGTCGTATACGGCCGCCGGGAGGTAGTGGCCGTGGACGTCGGTGTTGTCGCTCAACCATTCGGCCATGAGCCGGTCGGCGGTGAAGAAATGGTCGAGCTGCCAGTAGGGGTCGGTGCGGCGGATGTCGCGCTGGCGGCGTAGCCCCATCCACAGGTCGAGGTGATAGGTCAGGGTGGGTACACCTTGCCGTTTCAGTTTCCGTAGTACCGCCTCGATGCCGGGGTTGCGCCAGCCGTGGGTGTGGACCCACACGAACACGTCGGCCTGTGCGGCGATGTGCAGTATCTGGCCTGCCGTGGTGCGTGCTTCCTGCATGCGGTCGACGGTGTGGCCGAGCCGCTCGAGGGTGGCGGCGTGGTGAGACTCGCTGGTGAAGGGGACGTGGAAGTTCCCCAGGAACGCGATACGCATGGGCTCCTCCTGCTGCTTGCCGTTTCCTGGGCGCGGACGGTAAGCGGCAGGCGTGCACGCAACGGGAGATGTCGGTGTCACTCCATACGATCTGAACGGGCCCGCGCGGTGCGTCAACACCGGCACGGACCCTGACCCATACCTTGATCAGAGCAAGGAGCAGGCTGTGCGTGAGGATAGCGTCGTCCCGGAAACATGGCAGCCGGTGCCCGCGTGGCCCGATTGTGAAGCGTCTAGCCAGGGGCGAATCAGGCAGTTCGGGGAGCTGCGGAAGATCTATCGATGGGATCGGCCACCATATGACCAGGTCTACCTGAGAGGCATCGGCGTTCGGTACGTACATCGCTTGGTCGCCGAAGCGTTCTACGGGCCGCGGCCGTCTGGATTCGACACCCGCCATCTCGACGGTGACACCAGGAACAACGCCGCATCCAATCTTGCCTATGGCACACGGTCCAGGAACCAACTCGACTCCGTGCAACACGGCACACAGTACGAGGCCAGTCGGACGCACTGCAGCAACGGCCACGAGTTCACGCCCGAGAACACCTACCAGCGCAGCGACGCCGGGCGGCGCTGCGTGCAATGCAAACTCGCCGAAGGCCACGCCCGGTATGTCCGGCAGCAGCACGGTGGTGTCGAACCCGAGTTCCGGAAGAACGAACCGTGGCCATGCTGTTCACGTGGCCATGCGCTGAGTGCCGACAACGTCTATACCAATCCCACCACAGGCAAGCGTCGGTGCAGAACGTGCCGACAGCGGGAGGATCGTGAGCGCCGCGCCCGGCGGTCCGGGCGCGGCGCTACGGATTGATCAGCTACCCGGCAGGACCGCATCGCAGCTGGGCTGGCTCGGGGCCACGTCGGCCGCATCCTCCCCGCTGGGCCCTCCGTAGTAGTAGTCCGGCGCGGTGAAGATCGACTGCACGCCCAGGGTGCAGCAGCCGTCCGTCGGCGCGGGCGGGCTGATCGGGGTGGTCTCCATGTGCATGTCGGAGACACCGTCGACCAGCGAGCCGACCGGCACGATCAAGCGGCCCGGGGTGAGCGAGGCGTCGATCGGCACCACGTTGTAGGGGCCGCGGCCCCAACCCCGGATGTCGTAGGTGATCCCGGACAGGGTGAACGTGGAGACCTGGCGGCCGATCTCGAGGCCGCCGGAGAGCTGCCATTCCTTGACGCCGAGCAGGAAGTAGCCGAACATGTCGCCGGTGGTTTCCTCGGACTGGCTGAACACGTCGTCGTTGGTGGGGGTGACGCACGCGTCCTCGGACGAGGTGCCGGACCAGAGTTCGAGGACGACGCCGGAGTCGGTGACGACCTTGCGGGTGGTCTCGAAACCGACGGGGTTGCCGGCGTAGTCGAGGACCTGCGGCCAGCCACCGAGCATCGACCACAGGCAGGTGTTGACGCCGCAGAATTCGACCTGGGCTTCCCACCATTTGATCTCGGGCGCGGTCCGGTCCGAGGCGCAGATCTCGCCGTCGGCGTTCTGCTGCTCGAGTTCTTCGGCGTCCTTGAGCACCGGGTTGAGGGTGACCGTCACGAACCCTTTGGAGACCGCATAGTTTCCTTCGCCTTCGATGGGCATGCCGCATCGATTGGCCTTGGTGAGCCGCAGCGCTTTGCCGCGGACCACCGAGAATTCCGCACCAGTCATTTCCGTTGTGCCTTCCTGCTACTCGTGCGCACGAGTGCTGGCAGGCCGTTTCCCTGGTGGCGGACTGTATGGGGGCGGGGTGCACGCGGTAGGCGATGTCGGCCGGCGGCGCGGGCCGAGGGGGAAACGGCCACCAGCAGGTGGACACCCGGCCACCGGCCGACATCTACTCGAGCGCCCGGAGCGCTCGAGGGCTTTACTGGCCGCAGTCCGGCGGCGGGTACGGTTCGCGGGCGGCGGCGTTGGCTTCGCGCTGCTGGTCATATCGCGTGAACGCCGCCCGCAACGCGGCAGCGCGTGCCTCGCGGTCGCCGTTGCCGTGCAGGACGACCTCGCCGACACTGCCGAGCAGGTCGTCGAGGTTGGCGCGGTCGGCCGCGGCGATCGCGGCGTTGGCGTTGATCGCCCGGATCAGGTCTTGGTTGCAGACGGTTTGCTTGGACACGATCTGCTGGTGGCTGCGGGTGATCGCGGCGAGCTGCTCGGTCTGGCGTTTCGATTCGGCGTTGCGCAGCGACGCCAACGCGATCGACACCACCGCCAGGCCGCCGACGAGCAGATAGAACAGGCGCTGCCAGCGCGTGGATACCCCGAGTTGCACGACGTCGTCGCCGTCGTCGTTCTTGGCCCACCGCACGCTGATGGACAGGCCGATGGTCAAACCGATCGACGCGCCGGCGAGGGTGTAGATCAGGTTTTCAAGAGTCATCGCCGCCCCCGCCGGGTTCGCGGGGCGCGTCGGCCTCGTCGTTGGTGGGGCGGGCGAGTAGCGATTTGCCGCCGATCGCGCCGATCAACGCGAGCAGCGCGCCCATGACCGCGTTGACCCCGGCGTCGGACTCCCAGTCCGGAATGACGAGACCGGCGAGGATGTTGATCGCCCACACGAGAGTGACCACGACGGCCAGCAGTGACAGCACCCAGGGCCGCACCGTGATCCCTGAATGCTGCCTGCTCACAAGTGCTCACCCCTACCTGCTCCATCTCGGTCATCGCGCGTCACGCCTCGCGGTCGACCAGGCTCGCCGTTCTCGAATCGCCGACTCTGCTCGACGCGATCGACGTCAGCACCGACACCAGCGCGGCGGTCGCCGCCATCGACAGCGCCGACCCCCAGCTGATATCGGTGAGGACAGTGCCGACGGCGATGAAGCCGACCAGCACTTGAGCGAAGGTCTTCAGCGCGCGTTCGGCGGTATCGGCCCAGAACTGATACACCCACATCTCATGTCCTCCTGGAATGGTTGTCCCAGCGAGCGATCAGGTCAGCGCGGGAATCGGTTGGCTCCCAATCGATCCCGACCATGGTGAGGAACCGCTGCCATGCGTCGATGCCGGAGCCGCGGCCGGTGCGTGGCGGCACGCTGATGACGGGCTCGGGCTGTGCGCTGGTGTTGGCCGCTGCGGATCCGGCCGAGATGAGGCCGCCCTCGGCGAAGTGGACATGCTGCTCGTGCCGCTGCTCGGCGGGGTGGTCGATGAGTCCGGCGGCGTCGACGATCTCCACCGGTGCCCGGAACGTCGGCACCGGCCGCCCGACCGTGACGGTGTCGACCAGCCACGCACGGGGCCGGGCCGCGGCGACCAGGCGTGCGGCGACCTGGCGGCGCAGCTGCGGGTCGAGGACTTCGACCTCGGCGGTCGGGCCGTCGATGAGTATGTTCACCCCGACCGGCATCAGGACACCGTCACCGAGTACACGGTGGTCGGACATTCCCAGCCGACGACGATGCGGCGTTCGGCCAGGGCCTCACGCTGGTTGAGGGTGTGCTCGACGGCGGTGCGGGTGGTGACCGGGTCGCGCCAGATGGTGATGGGGCCGGTGGCGTAGAGGGTGTCGCCGAGGTCGGTGTAGCCGCCCCCGAACGACCATAGATTGGTCAATGGTGTGCGGGCCCGGTCACCCTCGACAGCGACGAGGTTGAGGTCGGCGAGCTGCGCGGCCAGACCACGACGCGCGTGCAACACCCCGGCGAATCCGGTGTCGCCGAGGGCTTCCTCGAGCGCGCCCACCGCCGCGGCCAGAGACGCCGCGGCCGGGAGCGCGGTGGCGCGGGCGGCGAGCAGATCAGCCACATGCCGTTCCACCCAGAGCGGTTCGTGCAGGCGCAGCAGCTGCGCGGCACGCGCCTCGTTCTCGCTGGTGTCGGTCGCGTACAGCGAACACTCGTCGACCGCCCACACGATCACCGGCGGAAACGCGCCATCGTCGGGGCGCTCGCCGGTCTTCTCGTCCTCCGGCGCTGGGTCCGGGGTGGGGCACAGGTCGTAGGGCCAGATCCCGGACGGGCCGCAGTTGGTGGGGATCCAGTCGACCCCGGCGATCAGCCGCGGCGAGGACCCGTCAGCGGGCGGGGGTACCTCGATCGGGGTCGTGACCGAGTACAGGCCGAACGGCTGCGGGGGCAGCGGCGGCGCGAAGTGCGGCCACCCGGCAGGGATGGGGTTGGTCACCGTGGTCTCCTCGAAGAGAGTTCGTGTTCGGCCTGAGGAAGGAGGAGCCCCAGCCCCCTCATCAGCGGCGGGGCTCCTCCCATACGCGCCTGCCTCAGGAGGCGGTGGCGCACATCAAGTCGATGCGGTTACCGATCGCGCCGTTCGGGCAGATCGGCACGGTGACCACGACCGAGTCGCCGCAGCGCTTGCCCACGTTCAACCCGTCCTCGGTGAACATGCGCGTGTACCGGTTGATGCGCAGCAGTTCGCGCGGGTACATGACACCGAGATCGATGACCGGCTTCACGAGCGCGAAGTAGGCGCCCTGTTCCCACAGTGCGATATCGACAGTGGCCGGGAACTCGACGGCGTCGGGGTCCCACTTCTGCCACTCGCCGACGAACTGGAGCTGGATGCGGCGGGCGTTGAGCCAGTTGGTGACCTCGGTGTCGGCGATCGCGTTGGTCGTCACGCCTTCCTGGTTGGCCAGGTCGTTGCGGATCACCTCGAACACCCAGGTCGGCGCGGCACCGGCGACGACCGCGTCGCGGGCGAGGTTGCGCGAGACCCGCACACCGATCGCCGCGATGTTCAGCGAGTTCAGGATCGAGGACGCGGCGGCGATCTGCGAGTCGGCCGGGATCACCAGCGACCGGGTAGTCGGGTCGGTGAGGATCTTGGTCAGCATCCACATCGACCGCTGCCGCTGCTGGGCGGCCATCAGTTTCTGGGTGAAGGTGTCCACCTTCTCCGGCCACGCCTGATCGCCGATGATGTCGGACTCCACACACAGCGGCAGGTAGCACAGCCGCAATTCGGGGAAGTCTTCCGGGCACGGCACCGTATGGCATTCCTTCTCATACGGCGGTTCCTGCGTCAGCTCGGCTTCGCACAGCACCTGGAAGTTCAGGTCGATCTCGAACTCCGCGGGCCAGGAGATCGCGCACCGCTCGGCGGTTACTTCCGGCAGCACGAACAAATCCCTGGCCGGTTCGACCGGGCAGAAGTCGTAGGTGACCTGCGGGGGCGGGCAGCACGCCGCAGTGAGCGAGCCGTCGGAATGGATCGACGCGGCGACGGCGGCGTCGACCGCCGCGTTCATCCCGTCGTAGTCCTCGACCGCGGGGACGTCCCGCTGGTAGCTGCCGAGGTACTGCGGGGTGTATCCCGAAGGCTTCGCGGCGGCATTCGGGCGTGCCATCGCCGACCCCATGCCCCGGGCGGCACCGGCCAGACCGGCAGTGATCGCCGACAGCGGCAGCAGACCGGGCTTGAATCCGGGCGCGTCCGTGCGCATCTGCCAGCCCGCAGTGGGTTCGGGCTTCGCGGCTGCGGGGATCTTGGGGGTGCGGCCCCTGCTGGCGCCGGCGAAGCTGGTGCGCTTGGCCGCGGCGGTGACCGGCTTGGGTTCGGCGGCCTCGCGGGTGGCGCGCTCGGCCTCGGCCACGACCGCGGCCTCACCGCCCTCATCACCGTCACCATCGCCGCCGCCGGTGTCCTGATCGGTCGCGTCGCCGTTCTCCTCGCCGTCGTCTTCGCCGTCGTCTTCGTTGTCGGCGTCGGTGTCCTGGGCCGCCGGGGCGGTGCGGGCGCGCACCTCCGACAGCAGCCGGTCGGCCTCCTCGCGGCGGCCCTGGTCGGCGGCGTCGAGTTCGGCGACGGCCGTATCGAGCTGCTCGAACGCGTCCTTGAGGTAGCGCAGGTTCTCGAGCTGTTCGTCGGTAGGGCCCTTGTCGGTGGCGGCATCGATCTCGGCGACGATCTCGTCGAACGCGGCCTGTGCCTCGGCGAGCAGGGTGGTGAGTTCCTCGCGGCTGCCGGGCAGCCTCTTGGGGAGCCTGAACATGAGCGGAATTCCCTTCAACATGCGGGTAAATGCAGGTCGGAGTGGTTCCTTCGGCTCACAGCGCAGCAAGGTCACCGGGTAGTACAGGGCGGGGTGTCGGCCTCCGGCTCGTAGCTCAGCGAGGACGATCCACCGTTGACCCCGGACCGTATGCGTCCGGGGTGCACGCGTTCACGCGGACGCTGGGGTGCGGATCGTGCGGATCGTTCCGCCGCCCGCCAGCGACCGCTGCGTCCGCGCTTCGACATCGGTCGAGTACGTGGACTTCTCACCGTTGGGTTTGGTCAGCTCGTAGGTGGTGATCATCGGTTTGCGGCTACGGCCGCCGCACGATCCACACGCCATGGGTCATCCTTTCCGGGAGTTGATCGCGGCCACCAGCGCGGCGGCCTGAGCACGACGGCGCTGCTGAATCAGGTGCAGCGCCGTCTGTCGACGGGTGTGCGCGACGTACTCGCGCACGGTCTCGCGCGCCACCTCACGCAACAAGATGGTGTCGGCGCTGTCGCGGCGGCGCGGGCCGAGCGCAGCGACCAGCGCGGTGGTGCGGCCGTGCTCGTCGTCGCGCCCCCTGAGTACGGGGAACCCGGGGGTGTTCACGGACAGGGCGGCGACCAGTTCGAGGTTGCCGCCGATGCGCCGCCAGTCCCCCGACAGCGGAGCCGAGAGGCCGTCGCGGACTTGGGCGTCGGTGGCGTCGGGGTGCAGGACGCCGGAGACCCAGATGCCGTGCGCGTCCTCCCCGGCGCGCACGTACGCCCAACAGCTCGAGGTGTTGTCGTAGTGCTCGGCCGCGGCGCGGGCACCGAGGCTGTCGTCGGCGTGCCCGCCGCCGACCGTGAGCCGCCCGACCGGCAGCCAGGTGCCGTCAGCGGTCTGCACCGACGACACATGGAAATGCGCGTACCCGGTGGCCGAGTGCGGTGGGGTGACGCATCGATCGGTGCGCCCGACATGGCAGCTGCCGAACACCGCGAGATGGCCTTGCACCCTGCCGTCGTCGGTGATGTGCAGCGGCGTCGGCTCACCGAATCCCGGATCGGCGAACAGGGTGCCGTCCGGGCGGAAGCGGGCGGCGGTCGCGGCGGTGAGCGCGGGCCCGTACCCGGACGCCGCCATGAGCTCGTCGATGTCGAGGTCGTCGACCTGCTCGGTGTCGGTCTCGGTGAGGCTGATCGTGGTGGTGCCGAACGCGGGGATATTCACCAGGGTCGCGGCGCGCACGATCGCCGCGGTGTACACCTCGGTGATCCGGTCGCTGAACCCGATCTGCTCGAAATCGGTGATCACCTCACCGGACTCGTCGCGCAGCTCCCATTCGACATCAGCGGGATCGATGCTCGGATTGGTGATGCCCTCGCGGATCTGCACGAGCGCCTTGGCCGCGTCCTCGGTGTCGAGGAAATGACCGGTCGCCTCGACCTGTCCGTCGACGAGCTCGATGGTGTCGACGACACCGACAGCGACCGCGCCGTCGTGCCCGGGCGCGGTGCGTTCCTGCCACATCAACGGCATCGGCGTGGCCGCGAACCGCAGGTCCATGTCGGCGGCGAGCATGCGCCGGTCATCGGTCATGACACCGAGATGCGCGAGCGTTGCGGTGAACGTCAACATGGGACGAATCCTCTCGGGTGGGGGTGCAGCAGCGGTGATCTCGCCGACCCCGTTGGGGTCGTCACGGGCACGGGTGATGCCCTCCTCCTCACGGCGGCGCTCGATCTCCTCGGCGCGCGTGCGGCCCTCGCGGTTGCGGACGGTCGCGTCGCCGGGCCCGCGTTCGGTGTGCCGGTCGTCCTCGGCGGGCAGCTCCTCGTCGACGGCGAGGATCATCAGGGCACACCTACAGTTACAAACTTCTGCCGCTGGTGCGGTGGGGTCACCGGGCCAGCGCAGCGTCGCGCCCGACGCCATCGTGAACTCACCGTCCAATGGCTGCCTCTGACCGTCTGCTGCGAAATGTGTTGCCCTGGTACGGTTGTCGATAGTGCAGTTGTGCACGATCAGGCCGTTCGCCATGTACCAGCCCGACACCGTTTCGAGGTCATACACATGTCCCACATGCCAGCCGTGTTCGACATCCACGACGCGGTCCGCCGCCATGCCGCTGGCGAATCTCTCCAGAGCATCGCCGACCGATACGACACCACCCGGCAAACCGTGCGCCGCCGACTCAACGCCCACGGCATCGACACCGGCAGCCGGGGCGGCCCCACGGCCAGGGTCTCGATCGATATCGACGCAGTCGCTGACCGCTACCGCTCGGGCGAATCCCTCGCCGCCATCGCGGCGGACCTGGCGATCAGCGACGCAGTACTTCGCCGTCGGTTGCGAGAGGCGGGGGTGGAAGTGAAGCGCCGCAAGTACATTCGTTTCGACATCGACCGTGCCGCGGCCATGTACCGGGCAGGTGTCGCTCCCCCCGACATCGCCACTGCGCTCGGTGGCGTGAGCGCTGAAACGGTCCGCCGACGTCTTCGCGATGCTGGCGTGTTGCTCGAGACCGCTGCCGCGATCCGCCACTTCTTCGACCGGAACCCTGCGCGCGCCGAACAGGCGCGGGCGGCGCAGCAGCTTGGCGTCGCCGCCCGGCGTCGCGATGATGTCCCGGATGCCGAGGTCGTCGCCCGCTATCAGATTGGCGAGTCCCCCGAGATGATCGCGGCCTCGTACTCCTGTTCGGCCGCGCGCATCACCTCGATCCTGGAGGTGAACGGTATCGAGCGCCGGGATCGGGGTGAAGCCCGGAAGCTGGCCGATGCGCGCGAGGATCCAGCGGCGAAGCGCGCCCGGTACGCGAAGGTATCGGCGAAGGCCCTCGGGCGGCCGATGAGTGCGCTGTCCAGAATCCGGGTTGCGGACAGCAAACATCGCAACCTCTCCCAGACGATCGGCGTCGGTGAGCAAGAGGTCATCGCCGCCCTGGCCGACGCCGGGTTCGATCCGGTGCATCAGCTCGCCGTCGGCAGGTACAACGTGGATGTCGCCGTTGACAGTGTCGCGGTCGAAATCCACAGCAGCAACCACGGGCCACACCTGAACCGGGCCGGACGCCATCGCCGCGTCGACTACCTCACCGATGCGGGGTACCGAATCCTCTACGCGTGGTGCCCTCGTGGGATCAGCGCCACCGACATGGAACAGGTAGTCGGATTGGTCGACGTGCTTCGCGGGCAACCAGCCACGCGTGGTGAGTACACGGTGTTGCGGTGTCAGGGAAACCGCCAGCCCCGACGCGGTGCGAACGGTTACAAGGGGTCCTTCGTAGTGTCGACGCGCGGCGGTGCGGACGTGGCGGGCTGACACCCGGGTATCGCCCGTCACGCACAGCCACACCTTGTGGAGTTCTTCGCCGGTGATCTCGGCCATGACGCGGGCGCTCTCCAGGCGTGCGCCGTTCAGTGCCCCTGCCGTCTCCGTGCGGGCGACCAGCGCGGCGCGGCGGCCGCCGAAGGTGTCGAGGTTCTCGGCGTCGAGGACGCGGGCGACGCGTGCGCGCTGCTCCTGGATGGATTCGCCGTCGCGGGTGGCCTCGATCAGTTCGGCGCGGATGAGGTCGAACGCGGTGTCGGGGGTGCGCACCATCCGGTTGTGGACGGAGGCGAGGTATGCCTCGACCCATTCCTGCACGGTGGGGACGCGGGCGACGAATTGCGGGGTGAGTTCCTCGTCGTCGTCCGGCTCCCGGTCACGGTCCCGGTCGCGGTCGGGCTCGTCGTCCGGCTCGCGGTCGGGTGCCTCCTCGTCCCGGTCCTCGTCCGGGTCCTCGTCGTCGGGTTCGCGGTCGTCGGGTTCGCGGTCGTCGGTGGGGGGACGGCCGGTGTCGCGCGGTGGCCGGGCACCACGACGGCGGCGTGGGCGCGGCTGGTCTTCGTCGTCGTCGTTGTCGGGGATGAGGGTGCGTAGGTCTGGGACGGTGATGCCGAGCTCGATCATCTCCGCGGTCATCTGCGCCCACAGCAGTTCTGCGAGCCCGGTCATGAACACGGCGGCGAGGATCGATTCCCAGTCGGCTTCGGTGAGCGCGATCGCTTCCGGTTCCGGCGGCGGGCCGGGTGGCACCTCGTCGTCGGCGGCCGCGGTCAGGTTCTCGCCGAGCACGGCGGCGCGCGCGATGGGTAGCCATTGCGAATAGGCTTGGATCGCAAGGTCTTTCACCTTGCGTTCGAATTCCAGGATGGACAGCAGCGCGGCCCGGCGCGTGCGCGGGATCACCGCAACACCTCCCGGAGTTCACGGGCTGCGAGGGTGACGTCGCTGGCTGTGGCGAGGGCATGGGTCGCGCGGTCGACGATCAGCGCCCGTAGACGTCCCGGATCGGCACCGACCGACCGGGCGATGTCGGCGGTGAATCCGGTGTCCCAGCCCGCGATGAGCTTGGACACTTCGCCGCGGTCGGTGATCGCGGGCATGTGCGTGTGTAGCTGCCAGGCCGGGACGCCGGCGAAGCGGCCGCGCTCTACGTTGGTGAGCCGTCGTTTGCCCGCGAGTTCCAGGGCCCGCGACAGCAGCAGTGACGCCAGCGCCCGCGCGGGCTCGGCCGCTGCCGCGACGGCATCAGGTTCGGGGGGTTCCTGTTCGGGTGCGCGGGTGATCGCGCGCGGTGCCTCCGGTGCGGGGCTGGGTGTGGGCATCGCGGGGAGGTCGGCGCCGAGCAGGGGAGCGAGCACAGGCAGCAGTTCGGGTTTGCGGGCGGCGACATCGCGCAGGAATGCCTGCCAGCCGTCGGCGGTGTCGAGGTCGTAGCCGTCTTCCTCGGGCGCGAAACCCAGGTGCTTGAGCAGGGATTCGTTGGACAGCGCGCCGCGCTCGTTGGCGTCGAGGGCTTCCTGTTTGCGGTCGGGGTCTTGGGTGAGCGCGGTGGTGTCATGCCAGACCACGAACTTGTCGGGGTCGAGGTTTTCGCGTTCGAGGATGGGGCGCAGCAGCCCGGTGGTGATGGCGTCGCAGATCAGTTCGAGCAGCGGGATGACGTGGACGCTGATCGCGTCCTCGCCCATCGCCCACGCGTTCCAATGATTCATCTCCGAGATGCCGAGCAGTACCTCGGCGGGGATGTCGAGGCCGAGGGCCAGGCGGCGGATGGCGGCCTCGCGGACTTTCAGCTGCTCGGCGGTGACATCGGTATGCAGGTCGATCAGCTTGACCTTGTCGGTCCATTCCCCGGCGACGCTGGCGATGATGGGTATGTGCGCGGCGGCTGAGTCCTGGTCAGCGGAGGCGGCCTCGGCGACTTCGAACAGCATGTCTTGCAAGTCCTGTGGGCTGGCCTGGAGCTGCTGGACCGGCGGGGGTAGGGCCGGGGCGTCCGGGTCGACAGGCACGGCGGTCGGTGCCGGATAGGTTTTCGGCAGCGACATCTCCTGCGGGACGAACAGGATCTTGTTGCCGATCAGGCGGGACTTGCCCGCGTGGCTGATGGTGTTGGTGGTCTGCACAATCTCGGCCAGGGCGGGCAGCGCGGACCGGACCGGGCTGTCGGCCTCTTGCGAGTTGCGGGGGTGCGGATCCCAGATCCGCACCAGCACGTCACGGTCGGGGTTGTATTCGTGTTTGGTGCCGTCGGCGAGGGTGAGGGTGACCGCGCCGCTGCCTTTCAGGGTGATCTCGGAGCGGTCGAGCAGGTGCCATTCCTCCATCTCGCCGTCACCAGGTCGGCCGTCGGGGCGGGTGATGACGGCGAGGTAGCCCTCGCCCGGGACGGTGAGGAACACGCCGAGGCGGCCCAGCATCTGGGCTTGCCCGTTGAGGCCACCGGCGATATCGCGCACGATCTGGTTGACCTTCGCGTTGCTGGTTTCGCCGGTGGGGCGGCCGGTCTCGGGGTCGATCTCGGAGCCGACGAAACGGCAGCGCGACAGCGCGCCGGACAGCCATGAGCAGACGTAGCGGAGCTCGCCCGACAGCTCGTACATTTCCCACGCCCGGGTTTGCCAGTCGCCGCGGGGGCTGCCGAGGCTGGCGCGGAAGGTTTTGACGGGGTCGCGGACCGGTTGCACGGCAGCAGTCACGGCGGGTTTGCGTCGTGCGAAGATCCGGGCCATGGTCGCGGACGGTATGGCGGTGGGGTGCACGCCCGGTCGAGGCGGCTATCGTGGGGAGTTGCGACGCTAGTTCGGGCGATGATCGGACGTCGCGGTCACAGCGCCCTCTCGGCCGCACGGTTCATGTCCCTGCTGCTCGGTCTCGGATGCTCCTCGCGGGGGCGCGGTCGAGAGGGCGCGTCAGTCGTCGAGTTCGAGCAGGGTTCCCCAGCCGGTCAGTTGAGACGCCGCGAGCGCCAGCAGCGGCAGCCACCACCACGACACCCCCGCCAGCACGATCACCGCGGGTGCGGTGGCGAACGCGATCCAGATGCTCGAGCACCACGTGCAGTGCACCAGGTAGGTGAGCCGGGAGCTGGTGCCGAGTCGTTCGGTGACCCACTTCCGGAACGGTTCGAGGGGGAATTTGTCGCGGGTGACCAGGCGGGTCAGGCGGGCGACGGCGAGAACCCAGACGAGGAGAATGATCGCGGTCATGGCCGTGACGGTAAGAACCAGGGGTGCGCGGGCAAGGGTGGGAGGATCGACGGCATGAGTGAATGGGTCGAGGGGCCGCCACCGCGTGGCGATTACGGCTGTATCGCGCCGGGCACGTTGCTCGACACCAAGAGTCAGGGCCTGATGCTGGTGGGGGATATGAGTCCCCGTGGAGGCCAGTGCGATTGCTGCAATGTGGATCTGGCGGACGCGGACATCGTGGCCCACCGGGTTATCTGGAGCGAGCCGGAGGTGCGTTCTGACCGGCGATGATGGTGTGCTCGAAGCGCGCGTGCCGGAGCTGAATCCGTGGGCGGGCGTCGCGGTTCTGGCGCTGCATTCCCACACTGCCGACGAGCCGTGCGATGACCGGTGCTCCGTCTACGAACGTTGAGGGCGGGCCACGCACCGTTCCCGTCGGATGGCGATAGCGATGATCTGTCGCTTCGCATGGTCGCGCGGTTCGGATACATCGTTCGGATTGCCAGCGCTAGCCTTGCCGACCCCAGGGTTGCCCCTGCCCGCCGAGGCTCAGTATAGGCCGGGCCACTGCCAAGGAGCTGCGTCTGCTCTCGGTGCAGGAGCGCGCGGTGGCGACGGTGATCGCTGATACCTGACCACCTCGGGGTGTCAGAGTAAGCGGTCGGGGTCCATGAATGCCTTACGGGCCGCCCACATCCGGTCTGTGAGATCGCGCCGCAGTTCCCGCGCTGCACACGCGATCTTCTCGCGCCGCGTCGGCGGTGGCGGCGGCACGTAGTCAGGGTCGGCCCATCTGATTCCGTCGCGCGCGCACAGGATTTCGGGGATAGGGGTGCTGCACCATCCGCCTGCGGCGGTGAGGCTGTCGGTTCGAGGTGCGTCCATCTCTTGAGGATGTCGTACGCGCTGCGTTCTGACCACCGATAAGCCCCGCTTAGCGGAGGTCAGCCGGGCGCGCCTCGGCCCGTTCGCGTGGCGTCATCCGCAAGCACCGTCGGCACTGCCGCGACCCGCTGCGGTTGTACTGCACGTTCGGATCGACGAGTGGATGACCGCGGCGGCAGTGCGTCCGGCGGCGGCCGCGGTTCTTCTTCCCGGCGCGGGCGGCGATGTCGCGGGTGTGGGCGATCATCAGGTTGGTGACGCGGTTGTCGTCGTGGTCGTCGCTGACGTGGGCGATGCAGTAGCCCTTGCCTGGTATCCCGCACCAGGTTTCGCCGACGAGCCGTGACACCAGGCGGTATTCGTGGTGGCTGTCCACCGACAGCGACACTCGTTGCTTGCCTCGGTCCGTGGTGGGGGTCAGGATCCGGCCGCGCAGGATCTGTCGCACGCCTGCTTTGGTGGTGATCATGCGGGTGATTGATCGGATGCGGCCGAGGTTCGATGCTTCGTAGTGGCCTTCGTATCCGGGGATGGGTCGCCATTGTTCGTCGGTGGTCATGGCGTGATGGATAGTCGGGATGGGTGCACCGGGACGGTCAGGTGCCGGGGTCGCCGGGTGGGGTGTTGCCGCTGGTTTTGCCTTTGCGGATGCGGTCGAGGTGGCTAGGCGTGTAGCCCGTGTGCTCGACCAGTCGGGTGCGGATACCCCACGGGAATGTAGCGAGGATCTCTCGGATCTTGGCGTGCTCGGCTTCGACGGCTTTGGTGTAGGTCTCGTGGGCGTGGATCTTCGCCTGGGTCAGCTTGTCCAGGTCAGCTAGGGCCTTCTCAAGATCCATGGGTTGAGGCTAGGCGTGTCTCCCATGGGTTGCAATTATCCCCCATGGGAGACACAATAGAGCTACCCCGCACTCGCACCAGGAGATTCCGATGACCGCCAAGCCTCCCACATGCCGCAGCAGCGTCCAGGCCAATGGGCTGCCGTGGCGCTGCGACCGACCGCAGGGGCATTCCGGGCCGCATCAAACGCACTATCCGCGCTCGCGGATCGTACTGAAGTCATGGCCCCGCAAGTCCTGACTGCTAGAGCCTGATCGAGGCACAGCCTGTTCGTGCCGAGTGGAGGACAACGACGTCCCCCGCGAACCCCTCAGATCTTGCGGCCCCACCAGCCACCCGCCGCGCGCGGGCGCGGCTGCTGCACCGGCCGCGGCCCGGGTGTCCGGCTGCTGCCGAGCCGCGCCGGTGACGCGAACTGCGCGTTGCTGGTGACCAGGGTGGTGAGCCGGTCGCGGGCGATGATCGCCGCAGCGACCCGGTCGGGCTGATGCTGCCCGGCCTGCCAGCCGAGGGCCTGCTGTTCGAAGGTGGAGAGCTGGTGGCCGTGGATGACGCAGCGGCCGGTTTCGAGGTCGTTACGTAGACCGATCGAACGGACCAGTGCGTCGGCTCTGCCCTGGCCGCGCCACATGTGTACCCGGAACGGTTGTGGGGCGTCGGGCTGCATCTCTTTCCATGCCTGGGTCACCACGCGTTTGTAGGTGGTGGGGGTGGCGTATCCCTCGACGGCGACCTCGTGCGCGCCAATCGCGACCGCCAACTCGATAGCGCGGCGCGACCATTCGTGGGAGGTGAGGCGTGCGGACCAGTCGTGGGTGAGGATGACGGTGCCGTCGGCGGTGACGCCGCCGGCGATGATCCCGGCCTCGTCGCCCTTGCCGGTGTCGGCCGGGTCGACTGCCACGATTCGGTAGATCGTGTCCGGCATGCTTGCGATCCGGTGGTCGTCGAACCAGGATTCTTCGAAGAGGCCGCCGCGGCGGGGGCGGGGGTCGCCTTGGTACATCGATGCCCACACGCGGGCGGGGCGGGCGTCGCGGATGGCTTCCCAGTCGGTTTCGCCGCGAGGGTTCTCGAGGGGTTCGCCGGGGGCGCGGCCGAGGGAGTCGAGGACGCCGGGTTCGGCGATGGCGGGGAAGTTCAGCACCCGCCACCGGTCGGGCTCCTGCTCCAGCAGATAGGCGTGGGCGTCGTGTTCGTTCCAGCGGGTGCCGATCATGATGACCGGCGCGGTGGGCGAGAGCCGCTGGCTCGCGACGGAGTCCCACCAGAGGTTGACGCGGCGGCGTTCGGCTTCGGAGTCGGCCGCGGACATTCCGGCGTAGAGGTCGTCGAGGATGAGCATGTCGGCGGGGCGGCCGGGCAGGGCGGTGCCGACACCGCAGGCGATGATGCCGCCGCGGTGGCCGGCCAGCTGCCAGCGTGACGCGGCCGCCTTGTCGCCGACGCCGATACCGAGCCGGTCCGGGAGCGGGGTGCCGGTCATGGCGTCGCGGGCGCCGGTGCCGAACAGGCGCAGGATGTTGCGGATCTTCTCCGAGTGGGTGCGGGCCAGGTCTTCGCTGTGCGTGGCGATGATGATGCGCAGGTCGGGGTTGTGCAGCCACGCGCGGACGGGACCCCAGACGGCGACGCGTTCGCTCTTGCCGGTCTGCGATGGCTTGGACATCATCAGCCGGTCGCCCGGTCGGGTGAACGCTTCCTCGAGCGCGTCGTCGATCACTTGGAGGTCGCGGGTCTGGATGATGTGCGGGTCGAGGGCGGCGGCGAGCGCGCCGGTGGTCGGGTGCTCGCGGAGCGCGCGGAGGCGGGTGACCTCGCGCAGTAGGTAGGTTTCGGTGGCGGCGGTGTGGGGGAGCTCGCGCATCAGAACAGCACCAGTTGATCAGGGTGCGGGGCGGTGCGGCGGCGTGGGGTGGTGGGGGCTTGGAGGTATTTCAGGTAGGTGCGGGCCCGCTGTTCGTAGCTTCGACATCGGGTGCGCAGGGCGGTGATTTGGTCGACGGCGGCGGCGAGCTGGCCGCGTACGCGTAGCCCGTTCTGCTCGCACTCGGTGATGGTGGCGTGGCACCAGCGGTCGAGGGCGTCGGCGCGGTGGGCGTGGGCGGCGGCTTGGGCTTCGGCGATGAGCCACCGGGAGATGGCGACGGTGAGGGGGTTGGCGCGGACGTACATGACTTTGCGGCGCCCGCACCGGCAGCGGTCGGCGATCTCTTCGGCGGTGAGCCCGGCGGCGGTGAGGTGGGCGACGAGCCAGCATTGTTCGTCGACGGTGAGGTCGAGCAGGCGGACGCCGCCGGTGCGGGCGGCGACGGCGAGCAGCGGGTCCGGCTCCCACGTGTCGGGGTGGGGGCGGTGGGCGACGGTGGGGCGGGTGGCGGCTGTCATGGTCCACCGGCGGGGGTGAGCGCGACCGGTGGGTTGTGGGTGAGGTGGACGTATTCGGTGAGCAGGCCCCGGAATTCGTCCGGGGTGAGCCGGGCACTGTCGGTGCCCGCGGCCTTGTTCAGGTCATGGAGTTTGTTGATCGCGTCCATGGTGCGCAGGACGATGGTGGCGGCTTTGTCGTCGGGCGGGATCGGGTCGCCGTCCTTGGTCGTCTTGACGCCTGCGGCGTGGGGCCACCAGGTTTTCAGTAGTGCCTCGTAGCGCAGGGTTTGCACGGTCCGGTATTCGTCGACCGTTTCGGATTCCCATTTGTCGAGTAGGCCGCCGACGGCGCGGCGTGCTCCGGCTTCGGTTTTCCAGTAGCTGGTGGTGTCGCAGATGCTCTGCCAGGTGTGGCCTTCGATGCGGAGTTGGAGGGCGTGGATGCAGCGGGCGCGTTGGTCGGTGCGGTGATGGTTGGCCACCGGTCACCTCCTGCGCGAGCGTAATGCGGTCTACGGCGATTATTGTACGGCGTACGTAGTTTCTATTCGCCGACCGTATTGCTATGCGATTGCTGAGAATTGACGGGGGATGCTCGATGGGATGTGACATTCACACGTACGTGGAAACCCGCGCCGGCGACGGTTCGTGGGAGTTCGATCCGTCGGTGGTGCCGTTCGGATGGCGCTCCGATGTCCTGTTCGGGTGGCTCGGTGACGTCCGGAATGAGGACGCGCTGCCAGCGATCGCGGCGCGGCGCGGCCTCCCGGAGAACACGTCGCGCGAGGTGCGGGCGGCGTACGCGCAGTGGGAGGACATCGCACACAGTGCGTCGTGGGTGGGGGTTGAGGAGCTGCTCGCGTTCGACTACGACGCGGTGGTGCGACTACACGATGGGGAGTCGGGCACGTATCGGGAGTTCCTCGGTGTGGAGGAGGATCTCGCACGGTTGGCGCGGCTCGGTGAGCCGAGCACGGTGCGCGTGGTGTTCTGGTTCGACAACTGAGATCAGGAGGTGCGCCGCGTGATCAGCGAAGCCGTGTGGGACGTCCTGGACGTGGTTCTCGGGGTGGTGGCTGCTGTCGTGTACTGGCGGTGGATCCGGGGTAGGAGGGTCGATGCGTGAGAGATGACCCGCGATTGCTGAGAATTCGACCACCCCGATTCCCGAGGAGACGTCATGCCTGAAGTGCGCATAACCATCGACGGTGACCGCGCCGAGCACACCATCACAGCCCACGGCCACGAGGTGAAATCGGCGCTGCTACGTGCGATTTCAGAATCGAACGACCTCTACGGTCTCGGACTGTTCATCAGTGAGGACGAGCTGTGACCGATGACATCGTGCGGTTTATCCGCGACCGCGTCGCTGAGGACGAGCAGCTGGCGGGCGACACGACGCCCGGCCCGTGGGATGTATACGACCGTGGGCATCTAGTGCGGATCGTCGGCGGCGAGCTCGGAGCCCATGTCGCGGAATGGGACCAGTCCCAGCTACCGGATTCCCTACGGTTCTTGTCGGACGCGCCGGATGTGCAGCACATTCTGGCGAATGATCCGGATGCCGTGATGCGTCGGTGCGCGATGATCCGGGCGATGATGCGGCATGCCGAGGCCGCGCGCGTAGTCGATGACCTGGCCGACTACGACCGCGGCACTACGGCGTACGACGGCCAGAAGATCGATGATGTGATGTACCGGGATATCGCCGCGTACTGGTCGACTCACCCTGACTACCGCGAGGAGTGGAAGCCGTGAATGCATCGACCGAGTCGGTGGCCGGGGAGACCTGTCCTGCCACTGGTGTCGACACAATGGGGAACGCGCTGGCATGCGACCTGGCCGCTGGCCATGAGGGACGTCATGGCCAGTGCACCGCGACCGGGCTGCTCGCACTGGAATGGGGGCCCCGGCATGCGTGAGAGGTGTCCGGCGTCGCAGACGGTTCCGACGAACACGGATGGTGTGCGGACGCGGTGTGATGAGTGCGGGCGGCGGTTGAGCCTGCACGTGAGCGGGCGGCTGCCGATACACACCCGGAAAGCGCGGCCGGTCAAGTCGACCCGGGGTGACCAGAGGATCGCGTAAGCCCGGCTACGGCCCGCCGAGGCGTCCGGGTCGTCACCTCACACCGACATACTGGCGTGCTGGTCGCGGCGGGCACGTCACCGATCAGGCTATTACAGTGCTCGTTTCTGGTATCCGGCTGGTTCGCCGGTGCCGTCCCATGCTGTCGCTGCGGCTACCGCTGCCAGGTGTGCGGCGGACATCGACCGCGGGTGCCCGTGCTCGTCGTACCCGTGCCCGAAGTAGCACCAGGCCGCGGAGATCAGACAGTAGCCGTGGTCGGGTTCGTCGATCGGCCGCGTGGTCACCGCTATCCGCCAGTTGTATGCCATGCGCAGCACGTCGACGCACCGGTTGTCGTCGAGCCGCTTCACGCAGTACCCGCCATCGATGGGGGTGGGCGCGCTGGTCATGACAGCCCGCAGACGCAGGTGGGGCAGTGGCCCTGCGTCATTCCCGGTCTCCATGTTTGGTCGGCGTCGAGGCGGTAGCCGTTGGGAAGTATCACCTCGCCGCTGGTGCGGTTGTACAGCGTGCGGCCCTGACGGATCGCAGCCTCGAGCCGCAACGTGTCGGACGGGTGGAAGGCGTTGCCCGTTTGGCAGTCGGTGCAGCCGCAGCCTTCCGGGTCGATGCCGAAACCGTTCTCCAGGAACTCGGTCTGGATCAGGATGCCGTCGCGGTAGTAGTCCTCCCAGCTCATGATCGGCCACCGATCGCGCGCAGCATCGCTGTCAGCTCGCGGTGCCCGACCTCGGTCAGCTGGTACCAGCGGCGGGCCGGTCGATCCTCCGGTTCGGGTGTCTCCCAGCCGTCGGTCAGCCAGCCGTCGCGAAGCATCCGTGTCAGGACGGGGTACATCGAGCCCGGTGAGACGCCCGCCCGACGGCTGAGGGGATAGCCGTAGTGGTGATCGTCGGGAAGTGCCAGCAGGACGGCCGCGATACGGCGGTGTGCCTTGATGGCGCGGGCCTGGAACGGGTGCCAGATACTCATTGCTCACTCTCTGTCGGTGCCGGGTAGTGCGGTGGCGTGTCCGGCACGGCGGGTGCGGGCCGGATCGGGGCGGGTGCGCACGCGTGCGGCCACTGCGCGCACAGCAGATCGGTGACGACCGGGCCGGTGGGGGTGAGGAACGCCAGCAGCGCGGCGACGAGGGCGAGGAGGTTCACTCGGGGTCCTTGGAGTTGGCGGCGTGGACGGCGGCGAGGTTCTTGCGCGCGAGGTCGAGGTCGCCGCGCACTTGGGCGAGTTGTTCGCGGTGGTCGGCCCGGATCAGCGCGAGTTCCTTGGTGTGCTGCTGGCGGATCTCGCGCTGGGTTTGGTCGTAGTCGCGACGCGTCTCAGCGAGGGTCAGGGCGTGGGTGGCGTGCAGGTCTTCGATGGTCTTGTGGTGGTCGCGTTGGACGGTGTCGAGCGCGGCGCGCAGCTGCGCGGTCTCGGCGCGGGCGGTTTCGGCGTCACGCACCGCGGTGTCGCGTTCGGTCTCGGCGCGGGTGCGGGCGTCGCGGATCTCCTGCAACTCGCTCTCCATGGCGGCGAGTTCGGCGTCGGCCTGCTCGCGGGCGCGGTCGCGTTCGGCGGCCATGGCGGTGATGCGTTCGGCGGCTTGGCGCATGGCGCGTTCGGCGCGGAACTCGGCCTCGTCGGCTTTTGCGATGGCTTCGGCGGCGGCGTCGGCGGCGAGGCGTTCGAGTTCGCGGGCTTCGGCGGCGGCGGCTTCGGCTTGCTGGCGGGCGATCTCGGCGGCCGCGGCCGCGGACTCGGCTTGAGCGACGCGGATGTCGGCGTCGCGGCGCACCGCGGCGATCTCGTGGTCGACGGAGGCGGGTTCGCAGACGGCGGCGAGCATTTCGCCGAGGTCGGCGGCGGTCGCGGCGAAGTCGTCACGCATCGACGCCAGTTGGTCGACGAGGGTGGCGATGGCGGCGGTGCCGGTGGTCACGGGGTGGGTGGTGGGTTCGGTGCGGGCGGCGGCGAGGGCGGCCTCTTTCTGCTGTTTACGGCGCATGCGCAGGGCTTTGAGGGCGGTGTGGTCGGGGTTGTCGCAGTACTTTCGGGGTGGTCCGGGGCGTGGTTCCTCGGGCGGGATGGGTTCGGTGCAGTCGGGGTATTGGCAGGTGGTGGGCGGGTCGGTGTCAGCGTCGGTCACGGCGCGGATGTGGCGGTGGGTGCGCATTGGATTTCATTCCGTTTCACTACGTTTCGCTGTCATGCAATCGATTGCGGGTGTGCGGCAACGCAATACGATCGATCGCCGGGGTCAGGCCGGGCGGGTCTTCTTGCCCTGGCCGGGAGAGCGGGGACGGTCGCGGGCGCGTTCGCGGCGGGCGCCCTCGGTCGAGGAGGCGTACGGGTTGTACCGCTCGAGGGCATCGATGCGGCGGGCGTCGGAGACCAGGGTGTAGATCTGGGTGGTCGCCAGGGACTCGTGGCGCATGAGCTCCTGGACGACGCGCACGTCGACGCCATGGTCGAGCAGGCCGGTGGCGAAGCTGTGGCGCAGGCGGTGTGCCCAGCCCTTGATCCCGGCGCGCATGCACAACTTGCGGATGACGTCGCTGACGCTGCCGGGCCGCACATGCCGTCCGGGGCGGGTGGCGTTGGACGGGAACCACCAGCCGGTGCGCGGCATGGACAGGGCGATGTCGTGGACCAGCGGATGCATGGGCAGCGTCGCGGTCTTGCCGCCCTTGCCGGTGACGGTGATCGAACGGGAGACGAGGTCGAAGTCCTCTCCCCTGGCTTTGGCGATTTCGTGGACGCGGAAGCCTTGGCACAGCGCCAGGCGCAGCATGGCGCGGGTGCGGTGGTGCATGGGGGCGGCTTCGATGCGGCGTAGTTCTTCGACGGTGAAAGGGCGTGGTCGGCCTCGGCCGCGTTTGGGTGCGGGCAGGTCGGCCATGGGGTTGTCGTCGCGGTGGCCGTGTTTGTGTAGCCACACGAACCAGGCTTTGAGCTGGGTGTGGCGGGTGTTGCGGCTGCTGGTTTGCCAGTGCGAGGTGGCGAGCCATTCGACGATGGCGTCGGTGTCGGCGTGGGTCGGGTCGACGCCGGTCGCGGCCGCGAATTGTTCGACCGCGGCGATGCGGTCGTCGATGGTGCGGGTGGCGAACCCTTCGGCGCGCATCCATGTGCGCCAGGTTCGCAGAAGCGGTGGCAACTTGTTGCGGTGGTCGTTTCCCTCATCAGGTAAGGCCGCCGGTCGTCTTTGTCCGGAGTCCATGTTCGGACCATACCCACTGGCAAAGCCGTTGTTACCGTTCGGAATTGCGTGTTTTAAGTCGGATAAAGAGGACGGTGTTTCGGGTTTGCTGGCGTGAGATGTGTTGGCGGAGTGAACGACTCGCAACCTACGCCGTCGTGCGTTGTCAGTCATGCGATCGCGACCCTTCGGGCGAATCAGACTGGTTGGCACGCACGGTCATACGTGCGGCAAACATTGTCATGCCCCGCGACGGGACGCATCTGGGCGGAGGGCGACGACCTCGCACGGCTCGTGACGGTCGACGGAATCGGCGCTAACGCTTG